CAGATGCAGGTGCGGGTTTCTCTTGCGAGTGCCGCCCCCGAGATAGACCTACTCGTAGCGGGGCGCTACTTGTATAACGACAACCCTACTAGCGGGGATATATATAACTTCTGCTCGGCAAATACGGTAAACGCTATTAATATCCAGGACTTGGTGTTGATGCCTGGTGATACGGTCGTAATAAGGCAGCCCCAGGGCGGCCAGACTATGAGCGGCGCCTACGCTTTTAGCGTCGTCGAGGTAACTGAATCCGCATAAAGGAGGGAAGTATGGCCAACGTGTTGGTAAAGATAGTCTATGGCGGGGGCGGTACCGAGAAGGTAGAGTTTAAGAACACGACCCCGGCGGCGGTCAAGACGGATATCGAGGCGGCCAAGGCGGCCGGCACGCTCCTCCAGGTCGGCAACGATAGGCTAATCAACGTCGACCTGGTCGGAAGCTGGAGGCTAATCCAGAGGTAATCGAATACCGGAGAGGAGGACTAGATGAAGGGAATCGACGCCAACACTACGCTACTCGGGGCTATTACCGTCGGGCTCTACGTCTTTATCGGGAAAGTCCTCTGGGAGACTTTCGCCCGAGTCTGGAGGGAGAAAAGAGCTAACGGAGATCCTCCCGCGAGATCTACGCCTCAAGCCGCGCCGCTCCCCGAGGGATTAGAGGGCGTCCCGGGGAAAGTAGATGCTCTCGGCTCTAAGGTCGAAAGCGTCAAGCGCGATACGTCAACGCTCAAGGACCGGGACCGGGAGCGCGGCGATACTCTCGGTAAGATCTGCGACTCGAACGCTCGGCAGGAGGCGCAGATGATGACTCAGACCGGGCACCTCGAGACTATGGTAGATCTACAAAAGCAGCTAGTCAAGGAGACGAAGCGGCAAAACGAGGGCGGCTAGTGGACGGGGCCCGGGTAAAGCGCGAGCAGTTTATAGCAGCGGTCCTTACCGAGCTCAAGGATTGGGATCCCCGGATCGTCGTCGCGCACGCGGCCCACGAGAGCGGCCGCTTCCGTAGAGTAATCGGCTGGAATAACTTCTGGGGGATCAAGACTCCGAAGCGGACGGAATGGACCGGCAAAGTAAAGGAAGCGCCGACGTGGGAGATCTTCTTCGAGTCGGATATCGAGGGTATTAATCGCTGCATTAACGAGTCGGCAGGGAAGATAATCGAAAGCCGTCGCGGCAAGACGAAGAGCGGGAAGCGCGTCCTTAAGATCCACGTCTGGGCCGAATTCTGCGATTGGTATAGGGAGAGGGAGGCCGTCAAGTTCTATCGCGACTTTATAAAACGTCTATACCCGATAGCTTACGTTAACCGCCGACACTACCGACGCTTCTTCCCCGGCCTAGTATCCGGCCGGAGGAAATACGCTACCGATCCCGAGTACGCCGCGAAAGGAATCGCGATGTACCGAAGCCTAGAAGGAGTCGTATGAGTAAGCGCTCTCGAGATCAATTCTACAAGGCGGAGCTCGCGGCGACTGTCGTCGTATCTCTAGCCGTCGTCGTCTTGATACTCTCGGCTCGGCTTTCTTATAAGGAGATCGAAGACTATCGCTATCGGAAGGAGGTCAAATACCAGAGCGGACTCGCGGAAGTCCTAGAGGATCGCTGGGCCGGTAACGGTTACGATCCTAGCTTCGCCGAGCTCGCTACTTGGATCGTCTGGATCGCCGTCAACGATAACGAGGGACGCGGCGAGACTTTCTGGACCGGCTTTATCGAGGCCGAGAGTACCGGTAACCCGACGGCGAAGGGCGACGGAGGAGAAAGCCGGGGAACCGGATCGATCAAGCGAGAGACTCTAGCGGATCACTGCTACCGGACGAAGCGGAAGGTCCCGAAACGAGCGGAGGTCTCGCTCTATAATCCGCTCTTCAATATCAAGATAATGATTACCGAGATCGAGTTCCTCGCTCGGCAGTATAGCTCGACGGTAGACGATGAACCTTACGGGCCGATTGAGGATTCCGAAGACTTCCCGTTAGCGTGGGCGTGCCTCGCCTATAACAGCGGACCCGGGAAGGCCGCAGAGATGAGACGCCGAGGAGTCAAACCGCGCTTTACGTTCTATAAGAAGGTCCGCCAAAGAACGGCGGAGATTGAGTCGGATCTCGATAACCTTAATACAGGAGGGTAGTATGAGGAAGCTGATTATTGGCTTGCTAGCGGTCTCGCTCTTGGCCGTACCGCTCTTCGCTTATACTCAAGCTGAGTGGCAAGCGATCCTTGACAAGGAAGCGCAAGAGAAAGCGGACTTCGAGGAATATAAGAAGCTCCGCGACGCGGCGAAGAAGGCCTTCGCCGAGAAGGACTATCTCGAGTCGGCGAAGCTCCACGAGAAGGCGGCCGCTACGGATCACGCCGACCGGCAAATCGAAGTAAGGGCGTGGCGACTCAACGGCGCGGCCTACGCTCTGATAATGGCCGACGAAGAGCTTGGCTACGCGCTTAAGCTACTATATGAGGCGAGGAAGATAGCGGCCTCTATTTCGAAGGAGCACCCCGGGACGGTAGACGATCTAATCGAGGTCGTCGAAAAGAATATAACCTATTGCGAAGGGCGAGTCGATTAACTCGCCTACCTGAAAGGAGTCGATACTATGAAGAAAGGCTGGATCGAGATGGCTCTGAAGTTCGCGTCGCGGCGCCTTATTGCCTCGGGCTTTACGGCCTACGAGGTATGTATGGACCCGGCGCTCGACCTCTGGCAACGCTGCCTAATGACGGCCCTCGGGCTCGCGTTCCTCTGGTCGCAGACGTACCTCGACAAGAAGCGGCTCGAGCTCGGCTTACCGGCCGAGGGAGACAAGCCTCTTCTTCCTCCCGGCGCCGAAGCGCCGAAGCCTGCCGGCGGCGAAAGCGGCCACGGGCGGATCGGGACGCTCCTCGTAGTTCTCTTCGTCGTCGCGGCGATCGCTATCGTCTTCGCGCCGAAGGCCGAGGCGGGGATCCTCGAGTATATCGATCCCGAGATCGGGAGCGGCTGGGAGTTCCTCTATATCAAGGGGCCCGTCGTTACGGGGACCGCGCGGATCCTCGCGGGGAAGGGTAAGCTCGACTGGCTCTCCCTCCGAGGCGGCGGATTACTCGGCGACGACGCCGAGCCCGGATTGATCGGCGGACCGAATATCGATCTGACGAAGGCGACGCGGGGGAAGTTCGACTTCCTCCTCGGCTACGTCAAGGCGGACGTCGGTCTCTTCGGCGGGATAATCTACGATCCCGGCGAGGAAGAGAAGAAGGTCGAGGGACTATTCGGCGTAGGGGTTACGCTAGTCTCTAGATAGTCCCGAGAGGCGATCTGGCGGGGCAGAAACAGGGCTATCTCCTCCGATGAGGGGTAAGATACCCGCCGAAACGATCGTCGCTTAGAGAGCCAATACGGGCCGTATAGAGAAAAAGCCCCTCCGATCCGCGATCGGGGGGGCCTTTCTCGCTCTAGGAGCTCCTATCGAGCTCGAGCATCCTCGCGATCCTTCTCCGCCTTGAGAATCGCCCGGATCTCATCAGAGAGGAGGAAGCCGGGGGGCCGATCCTTTAGGCGGCCGAGGAGCCACTCCTTGTAGCTCCGGGGGATCCGAATCCCGAGGTGGACGTTAGGATCCTCCGCCTCTTCTTTCTTCTTCTTGGCCTTCGCGCTCATATCTTTCTCCTCCCGAGAGTCATATCGGCGACGCCGTTATCGATCGTCTTCTTCCCGCCGTTCCGAGTCTGGCAGGCCGAGAGGATCTTCCTCTCTACAAATTCGTCTAGCCGTCGGATATACTCCTTACTAACTCGCCGGTCGAACTCCTTCGCCTTGTCCTTTAGGGCCTTGACGTTGATATACATTACCCCTCTCCTTCCTCGGGGCCGAGAGCGCCCCCGCTCTTCTCGAACTTCTCGAGGACCGCCGCCGAGATCTCCGCGCGGAAGTCCCGATCGAGACAGAAGACGATATCGGTATACGGACGCTCCGAGCCTTCCTTATTCTTCCGAGAGGGGAAGCCTACCCAGAGCCCTTCGTCGCCCTCGAGGATCTTAAGATCCCGGACTACGAGCTTCCCGTCGAAGGTTACGCTAGCCGTCCCGACGATCTTCCCGCGCTTCTCCCGCGCGGCCCAGGTCCTTACGTCGGTAATCTCCATAGATCTACTCCTATCCTTATACGGTCCGGCTATTATGAGCGAGCCCTTCCTTGTGACGCTCGCTCTTGACGCGGAGCCCGCACTTCGGGCATCTCTTGTATTTACTCGCCTTCTCGTTGGCCGCGAGGACCGCCTTCTGTCCGGCCGATAATCCCTTCGGCTCCTTCTTCCTTTTGACTCGAAGTCCTTCGCTCATTTCTTCTCCTCTCCTTTAGAGGGAGGCCCGGGGGAGCGGTCCCTAATTATCTTGAGTACCTTCGGCGGCTCCTTCTTCCGAGATCCCCCGATCTCGTAGACGATTAGAACGTCCTCTCCGGCCTCTTCGTCGAACTCGGCGCTTACTCGGATCCCCTTACCCCAGCCCCGGACCTCGGCGCAGATCCCCGAGCTCTTCGTTCCGAGTACCGTCCTCGGATTCTTCGCTCGCCCTTCTAGCTTCCCGATAAATTGAGCCACGTCTCCTCCTCTTGTTAGCTCGCCTACCTCGTCAGGCCCCCGGAGGCGACCCGGGGACGACGGGCCCCCGAAGGGGCCCAGTTTCGGTTAGCCCTTGATCCGCTCGATCTCTTCCGTCGCCTCTTCGATCATCTCGGTAACGTCCGTCGAGACGTTCGAGAGCTCCTTCTGGAGGACCTTCCAGATCGCCTTCTCGAGTCTCTCGGCGCTCTTCTTGAGATCCTCGCACTCGTACTTGGTAGCGTACTTCTCGACCTCGAGGAAATCGAAGCGGCAAAGCTCGAGGTCCTTTACGATCCCCCGGAGCCGGAGCTTCGCGTCGGCGAGCCGCCCCCGCGCAACGACGACCGCCTCGAGGTGATCGGCCTTCTCCCGGTCCGTCGGCTCGCTCGCGGCCTCCGCGAGTTCGTTCTCGCAAGTCTCGCAAACGCCGCCGCCGAAGCTCTCGTTCCAGCCGGTCTCTTGAGGGCGCCCGTCGATAAACCTCGCGCCCTTCTTCTGGGCGTGGGCGATCGCTTCGTCGAGGCTATTAGCTCCGGCAACCCAGGAGCCGTTGATCTGGCAAACCCGGCCGCACCGCTCGCAGATCGAAACCGACGCGAGCCCGACCTTCTTCGTCCCCTTGTCCTTCCCGTCCTCGGTCCAGTAGATCAGTTCGTCGTTCTTGAACTCCGGCCTCTTGATTCCGCTCTTCTTCATCGTCTCCTCCTTTTGGGTTAGCTCCTTGAGATTCTCGATCCTCTTCCTCTCCTTCAGCAGCATCTCTTGAGTCATCTCGCCTCTCCTTGTTATTTCCCTCTCGAATTGTCTAAAGTATACCAGACGCCCGAACACCTGTCAAGCGTTTTTTTACATTGTTTTACGTCGTCAAACGGGGAGAGGCCAAAATCGCCGGAATCGGCCAATAATGCCGGATTCGGGCCTTTGTCCTATAATAAAAATCGTACCCTCCCGGGCCGATATAGCTAGACTCGCCCCTGCCGGCCGCGATATAGTAGGCGCTACCTAAGAGAAAGAGAGAACGAGATGAAGGGTCGCCGAGCATTCGATAACTTCGCACTTGGGACGGGAGGGCCCGAACTGGTAGGCCGCGCCTTGGTAGCGGCCGAGTCTCGGCGACGCCAGCAAGGGCCCCCCGTTTTTTATTTAAGGAGGAGGTAAACAATGGAAGAGCGCCCGGACGAAAGGACTTTCAAGGAGATCTGCCGCGAGCTTCTCGAGCAGGGGACAACGACCGAGGTACTCGCGCGGCACTACAAGCTCTGCGCGGAGTACCGATACTATATAACGAAGATCCGCGAGGACCTCAAGAAGGAAGGGGATACTCACTTTATCCCGGCGATCCGGCTCGCGCCGAAGATCCTCCCGAGCGGTCAGAAGGTCTATAACAACTACTATTATAAGATCGTCCCGAAGGGTACGCCGACGACGGCGCCGGTCCCGACTACGGGCGCTAACGCGGGAGGTGACTGATGGCCGAGAACGGCGCGACGAAGGATAAGGAGATAGCGGATCATTCTATGGGCGCCGCGCTCTCCGCTAGTAAGACGGCGGACGCGGAGGATACGGCTCTCCTCTCCGAGCAACAGGTCGGCGAGATTAACAAGCTCAAGCCAGCGAACCTCCCGAAGCTCGATCTCTCGAAGGATTTCTATCAAGTCTTCGGAATGGGCAAGACGAAGTTTATGCCCTCGCCCGAGTGCTGGGCTAAGATCCGACTTATCTTCAAGATCTCTATTACCGAGGGCCATAAGGAGGTCCTCGACTACGACGGAAATTCCTATTACTCCTACCAAGCCCGGGGCTATCGGCTAGTCGGCGGCGAGAAGGTCTTCGGCGTCGGGACCAAGACGATCAACTTCGCCGCGAAGGAGGCGGAGAAGAAGATCGCGGCCGAGGAGAAGCTCGAGAAGAAATACTTCAAGAGCCAAGCGGAGGCCGATCGCTGGCGGCAGAAGGAAATTATCCGGATCCGGAACTTCGGAATGGAGATGTGCGAGACCGGCGCGATCAACCGGCTAACGCGCGGCCTTACCGGCTTCGCGTCAGGGATCGCCGACGACGCCGAGAAGAAGCTCCTAGTATCCGAGGCTACCGACGTCGCCGCGATCGTCGGGGGTAGCGAGTCTATACCGACGGACAAGTCCCGCGCTATGAGTACGCTCTTTATGAAAGTCGGGGAGCTCGGGCTCAATTCCGAGGACGTCTCGGCCGCGATCAAGAAGAAGCGCGGCGTCGATAAGCTAACGACTCTAACGACGAAGGTTATCCAGACCGAAGCGAGGGGAGATCTCAAGAAGCTAGTCGCCGAGTTCTTAGCCGCGAAGGGAGGAAAGAATGGCGCCGCGCCCAAAGCAAAAGGATAGATCGAAGGAACCGCTCTCTTTCTCGAGGGCGAATACTTACGTCCGGTGTCCGAGGCAGTACCGACTCCAATACGAGGACGGCCTCGAGAACGAGTCGGGCTACTTCGGCAAGCAAGGGAAGGCCCTCCACGCGGCGGCGCGAGTTCTTACTCTTGCGATCAAGGACGGTACTAAAGAGTTCGCGCCCGAGGATATCCAGGCCGCCTTCGACGTAGCCGTTAAGAAGCACTTCGATCCGGGCGAGCTCGACGTTGACGACTATACCTCTTGCGTAAAGTGGCTCGAGAAATACTGCCGCCAGACTTTCTCGCGGGCCGAGAATATCTTCCGGTGCGAGCAAGAGTTCAATATTGATCTAGGCGACGGGCTTAAGCTCCGAGGCTTTATCGATCGGATAGATCTTATCGGAGAAGACGCCGCCGAGATCTTCGATTATAAGAGCTCGTTCTTTATCCTCAAGAAGGAAGCGCTCCGGAAGGACTACCAGCTTAACTCCTATCTGATCGCTCTCGCGAAGCTCCTCCCTCATATCCGGACTGTTACCCTTACCCAGTATATGTTCCGGCAGGGCTTCCCGAACTCCGTTACCGTTGACGCGGCCGATACCGCGATCGCGAAGGGCTGGCTAGTCGGAGTCCTCGACGGGATCAAGGAGCGGAAGTTCCCGGCTCGCCTAAACGATTACTGCTGCTACTGTATCGGGCGCGGCAAGTGTCCCGCTTATAAGAAAATGCTCAAGGTCGAGCTCGATCCTCCGACGGATCCCGATAGCGTCCACGCCGAGCTAGAGAAGCTATCGGCGGCCGGGACGTTGATCGACAAGCGGCAGAAACTATTCAAGGCGTGGCTCGAAGCTCGCTGCGAGAAGAAGGGTAACCGAGTTCCGATCGAAGGGGGTAAGAGGTTCTATACCCTTAAGCCGGTTACCCGGCGCCCGGTAAACGTCAAGAAGGCGGCGGCGGTCTTCGCGGCCAATAATCTAGACCTCCTCGCGACTGCCGAGCTCTCTCTTTCTAAGAAGGCCTTCTTCGCCGCGCGGAACCTCGGCTTCGAGGGGAAGACCGAGCCGGAGATCCAAGTCTTCAAGGAACAGCTTGAGGATGTCTTCGAGGAGAATACTCGGAGCGAGCTTTCGATCGAAGACGCCGAGCCGAAAGAGAAGAAGCCGAAGACTAAGAAGTCTAAGGGGGCCAAGAAGGGAGCCGGTAATGCCGGATAGAATAATCCGGAAAGAGTACGGTGAGGACCCGCGCGAAGCCGCGCTATCTCCCGAGGCTTACCTCGCCTTCCCGTTCCTCTACCGCGCGGCGGACGCCTTTGGGTGCGTCAAGTATAACCTCCAGTATATCCGGGACCGGGCCTTCGCGGGACGCGTGGCGCCGACGACTAAGGATCTCGATCGCTGGGTTAAGGAGTATATCGATAACGATCTCGTAATCGTTTACTCTACCGATCTCGGGGAGTTCCTCTGGATCAAGACGTGGTTCCGCGATAACTACTACCCGAACCGTTGTAAGCCGAGCGCTCCCCGGCCTCCCGTCCTTGAAGGGTTGATCTCCGAAGATAAATGGATCGAGGGGGATCCGGAGTCGTTCAAGAAACTTTTCAAGGACCCCCGAGGACTCCCCGGGACTCCCTCGGAGTCCGTGTCTAGAGGGAGAGATAGAGGTAGAGATAGAGATAGAGGGAGAGGTAGCGACGCGCCCCCCGATACCGGTAAGTTCGGGACCGATTTCTTTAACCTCTTCCTTTACTGCTTCAAGAATAAACAACCGAACGGAGATCAACTACATAGAGCGGGAGAGCTATATAAGGAGTTCGGCTGGCCGAAGCTAAAGGAGTCTATGCTAGCTATGAGATCCGGCGGCTACGGCTGGGGGATCGACGGCGCGAACGTCGCGAAGTATTGTCGGGGAGACTGGGATCGGCCGCGCGGAGGATCGCCGAGCGGCAAGGGCGGCCGCCGAGATAAGGTATATAAAGGAAAGGGAGGCAAGAAATGAAGGACAAGCGGAGAGGATACGAGGGAGTAACGCCCGAGGTATTCGAGGAGCTTAAGGCGAAGCTCTCCGAAGAGGGCGGCTTAGTAACCGGCGGACAGAAGGGAAGCGTTACGATAGCGGTCCGGGGACTCGACTTCTCGCTCGGCTACGAGTGGGACGGCGAGGATCAGATCGCTATCGTCTGTAATAAGAAGCCCTTCGTTGTTAGCTACGGGAGGCTCTGGAGGGAGCTCGACGGTATGCTGGCGCCTCTAGGGATAGGACCGTCGGGGAAAGGTTAATCTTGCTCTTCTTCAAGAATAGGAAAGTAGATCTATCGAAGTTTACGATCGATCCGGTAATCGAGTGGGGAGACGAACGCTTCCTAGTCTTCTACGGAGAGCCGGGGACCGGCAAGACAACGGCGGCGCTTTCCTATCTCAATAACTGGGAGGGCTGGGAGTTCTGCTCGGTCGTCGAGCTCTTTACCGAGATCCGGAAGTATACGTCGAGCGAGACGATCCAGCAGGTACTAGACGAAGTAGCGAGAGCGCCGAGAATGATCCTCGACGACGTAGGCTACGAGCCGGAGGCGAAATATAATCTCTTCGGAACGGAATACTATCCGCCCGAGGAGGTAAAGAATATCCTCTTTCTCCGCGAGGCCGCAGGCTTGAGGACGATCGTCTCGACTAATCAAGATCCGGATATGTTAGCCGATACATACGGCCCGAGAATCTTTTCGAGGCTAGTAAGGTCCGGCGTCTTCTACGTCTTCGAGGGTGACTGGAGTAGCGGGATCAGGCCGACGGTCGAGAAGGATCCCGTCGGGCGATCTATAACGAGCTCGAGGATCCCGCTAGTAGCCGAGCGAGCTCGCGAACTAAGGCCTCGGACCGAGGCCGAGAGGAAGGCGGAAGAGGTGGAAGCCCGTAGAGCGATAGACGATCTACCGGAGGAGCTTAGGGAGCGCTTAAAGGAGACGATAGCAAGGTGGAAAAAGGAACCGAAGCGACGCGGACCGCGTACCGGGAAAGCCATAGACTCTGCCTCCGGCCGTTCCTCGAGAACGGCGTCTGGCGCTTCTGCTTCTCGAAAACGCGGAGCGTCCACGAAATAGTCGGGCGCAAGGGCGAGTATAAATTCGCGAAGGAGAATCTCTTAATGCTTTGTAGCGCGAGGGAGCGGAACTGTCACCTAGGATGGGCCCACCGCCGGGATAACCCCGAAGAGAGCTTCGGGCGTATCCGAATCCGGGAGTTCGCCGTCAAGTTCCTAATCGGCGAGGCAAAGCTCAAAGACGCCGACTACTTGATGAGAGATACCGGCCGCGACTGGTGGGACGAAAGTCTCGGCGCCGAGGCGACGGTAAAGTCGGAGGTTACCCGGCTCGCCGAGGAGATGAGTCTAGGCGGCCTCGAGTACTGGGTTAGATCTTGGAATACGATAAGGGAGGTCTAAATGGCTGATATCACGCCGCAGGAAGCCGTGAAGGAAGCGAGGAAGATAGCGAAAGATAGGTCGGCTCTAGTTTACATATCGTACAGAGCAACCAAGCGGGACGGCCACGAAGCATTTATCAAGGTTGTACCCAAGTGGTTGCCATTCCCGGAAACGTTAGAAGTACAAGGCCGCACCCTCCGCTCCTGCCTCGCCAAACTCAAGAAAGAGGTAGCCAATGGCTGACAAGCTACAAGAAGCGTGGCTACCACTATGCCGAGAAGGGGCAAAAGCAAGAAGCAAAGAAAAGAAGAAATTTATGAAAGATAAGTTGGGTTGGTTGTTGCCTTTCGCCGATGATAAAAACAGAGTTGCAGGAGGCAGAATGAAGCTACAAGAAGCGGTAGAGGCGATATGTGAGGCGACATACATTAAAGACCCCTCTGTGCTTCCGGCAATCCTCACCACCTACGCCCAATCCTACCACGCAGAGAAGGTGAGGGGTGCGGGAGAGGAGTTGGAATTATTGCCCTGCTACTCGGTGAAAATAAGAGAGGACAGCAAGGCGAGAACAGATATGGTTAGTTTGAACGCCGCAAGACTTATCATCAAAGCCCTAACCCAACAAGGGGGGAGAGATGAGTAAGACCGAGACGAAGGTTGAGGAGTTGGAGTTGGACGTGTTGGAGGGCCCGCACAATTCCTACGCTATTTGTATCGGCTACGGAGGAGCGGGCCATCGTGTGGCTGGCCCGAGGATGCACGGACAGGGCAAGGTAGTTCGTAGATTAAAGGTAAAGAGAACGGACTTGGAGGAAGCGTTGAGGATGGCAGATAGCATAGCCGCTCAAAGGGAGGAGCGGACGAGCTTTGATTTGAAGGAGTGCAAGTTTTGCTTGGAGGAAAAGAGCGCCACGAGAAAGTGCGGCAACTGCGGGTGTGATATCTGCGAGGATTGCTGGGACGAGCACGAACACCAGACTTGCGCTTATCCCGGCTCGTTAAAGGGCTAGGAGGGGGTGAGTAATGAAGAAAGCCAATCGCCGAGGAGGGAGCTTTTCGTTTGAGAAGGTAAAGGACTTCGAGGGGCATATCGGGTTATCGATTCCGAATTACGATATCCTCTTTAAGACGATCCTCGGGATCGCCGATTACTTTCTCGAGAAAGAAGCGATCGTCTACGATATCGGGTGCTCTACGGGGAAGCTCCTCCGGGCGCTTAAGCACAAGGGCCGGAAGGAGGGATTCGATAACTCGAGTAATCTGCTTCCGATCAAGGTCGAAGAGGGAAGCTCGGCGATCGCCCCGGACGGGATCCAGTACCATAACGTAGATCTTAACGACTACGAGCCGTCCTTCGCGAACGCCTGCCTTGTCCTCTCGCTCTTTACTCTCCAATTCTTAAGCCGAGACGCGAGAGATACGATCGTCGAGAACGTCTCGCGCGGCCTCCGACGCGGCGGCGCTTTTATTATCGCCGAGAAGGTATTCGCTCCGACGTCGAAGGCGCAGGAGATCTTTACCTTTACCCATTACGACTACAAGCGCGAGGGCTTCTCGGCCGAGGAGATCCTCCGGAAGGAGATATCGCTCCGGCGTATGCTCCACCCCCTAACCTCCGAGGGATTGGTCGATCTCCTCAATGGATACGATCTTAAACCGATCCCGTTCTGGAAATTCCTTAACTTCGAGGCGTGGCTGTGCATAAAGGATTGAAAGAGATCTTCCTCGAGGAGGTCGTCAAGATCTCCGACGGCGCCGGACCGGTAGCGATCGCGTTATCGTCCGGGATAGATAGTACCGCCGTCGGGCTCGCACTATCTTCGCTCGGGAAGGCCGTTCACGCCTATACCTTCTACGTCGAAGGAGTAAAGAGTCAAGATCTAGTCTACGCGCGGAAGACCGCCGAGACCTTCGCGTGGGAGTTTACGCCCTGCGAGATCCCGAGAGAGGTAGATAAGAGTCTCGTTCTAAGGCTTATCCGAGATCTCGGGCTCTCGAAGAAAACGGATATCGAATGTAGCTATCCCTTCTTCTTCTTGATCCCGCGAGTAGAGGAGCGCGTTCTTATAACCGGCTCGTGCGCGGACGGCCACTTTTGTATCTCGAAGAAGGGTATGATCCATTACCGAGGATCCGTAGAGAAGACGGACGAATATCGCCGGAGCCTATTCGGCAATAACAATTACGCTCAGACGAAGACGCTCGCCGAGCTCGGGGCGCTCCGGGGGATCTCTATCGATACGCCCTATAATAAGCCGACGATAATCGAATACTTCCTCGGCAAGAGCTGGGCCGAGGTAAACAAGCCGAAGCAGAAGCAGCCGATACTCGATCTATTCCCCGAGTCGTTCGCGGCGATAAAGACGTTTCCTCATACTAATCTTCAATGCGGCGATAGCCAGATCCGCGAGCTCTTCGAGCCGCTCCTCCGAGACGAAGAGCTTAACCGCTACGGCCGAAAGCGCGTCCTTGATCTCTACCGAGATCTCTCGAGGGAGGTTCTTATATGAGCGCCTATAAGCCGCCGAGCCTAGACGAAGTAAGGAGGGCGTCCGAGTGGGGCCTCTTTAACGTCGTCTCTCTCTTCGCCGGGTGCGGCGGGAGCTCGACCGGTTACCGGCTCGCCGGGGGGAAGGTCCTCGGCGTCAACGAGTTTATCGAAGCGGCCCGGGAGACTTACGCAGCGAACTACCCGGACGTTACGATAATGCCCGAGGATATCCGGGAGCTTAAGGGCGAAGAGATCCTCCGGCGCGTCGGCGTCAAGGCCGGAGAGCTCGACGTCCTCGACGGATCACCGCCCTGCGCGAGCTTCTCTATGGCCGGGAAGCGCGAGGAGCACTGGGGGAAGAAAAAGCAATACTCCGAGACTAAGCAACGAACCGACGATCTCTTCTTCGAGTTCGCGCGGATAATCAAGGAGACGCAGCCCCGAGTCTTCGTAGGCGAAAACGTCAAAGGCCTAACCCTCGGGAAGGCGGGAGATCTCCTCGGCTCGAAGCAGTCCGGGCTCTTCGGCGAGCACGAGGATACGATCCTCTTTCACCTCGAGAAGCTAGGCTATCGCGTAGACTATAAGGTCCTTAACGCGGCCGACTACGGCGTCCCGCAGACGCGCGAGCGCCTCTTCCTTGTCGGAGTCCGGGGAGATCTCGGAGTAGATCCGAGCTTCCCGTCGCCGACTTATAAGGGGAAGTGGGTAACCCTCCGCGCGGCGCTTGAGACGCTCGAGCAACACGCCGCCGAGATAGACGACGCGGCGATCCCCGAGAAGTACGAGGTCTATAAGTACCTCAAGATGATGAAGCCCGGGGAGAGCGCCTCGAAGTATCACCCGAAGGGATCCTATTTCTCGCTAGTCCGCCTCGAGTGGGACAAGCCGGCAGGGACAGTCCAGCAGTCTCACGGCGCGAAGTCGATCGCCTCCGGCTCTATTCACCCCGAGGAGAACCGGAAGCTCTCGATCCCCGAGCTTAGACGGATCTCTTCCTTCCCGGACGACTTCGTCCTAACCGGGACCTTCGAGCAACGCTGGGAGCGGATCGGCCGCGCGGTCCCGCCGCTACTAATGAAGGCGATCGCTCGTAACGTCTGGAGTAATATCCTCGAGCCGCTTAAGGAAGGTACGGAGGCGAGCGGGGACGCGGAGCCGGGAGACGCGCTCGCAGACGCGGCTACCGATCCTCCCGCCGAGGCGACTCACGACTTAACCCCGGAAGAGGAAGAGATCTCGCGGGGCGCTTCCGTCGGGAACGAAGCCTTCGAGAGAGCGATACGGCCGAGAGGCGACGGCGCTAGAGACGCCTACGATAACGCCCTCGGCGAACAGCTAGATGAGATCTTCGGAGAAGAAGATCCGGACGCCCCGGACGGCCCCGGCGATCAAGAGTCAATGTTCTAAGGAGGATAGATGAATGGCCTGGATTTATTTAGCGGAATCGGAGGAATCGCAGAAGCCTTATCGCCATGGGTCGAAACGGTCGCCTATTGTGAAAACGACTCCTACGCTACCGCCGTCTTACTTTCGAGAATGTCGCGAGGTGAAATACATACCGCCCCGATATGGGACGACGTTACGACGCTCCGGGGGAAAGACCTCCCGGAAATCGATATTATTAGCGGAGGATTCCCCTGCCAGGACATCAGCATCGCAGGGCGCGGAGAAGGCTTGGAAGGAAAGCGAAGCGGCCTATTCGGAGAAATCATTCGCCTTGCTGGCGAGATACGACCACAATTCCTGTTCCTGGAGAATGTGCCAGCTATCACTTTTCGAGGACTGTCCGCAGTTGCCGGAGAGATTTCCCGGCTACGGTATGATTGTAGATGGGGGCTGTTATCCGCTTACGATGTGGGTGCGCCGCACAAAAGAGAACGGTGGTGGTTGCTGGGTCGGGACACCAAGAGCAACCGAAGCAGTAAGGTCAGAGAGGTTCCGGAAGGGAAGGTTGCCAACCCCGGAAGAAGTGGTGGCGATGTACCCCACACCAACCAAAGAGGACTACCGCCGAAGAGGCCCGAACAGCAAGCAACAAGGTCTGCCGGAAGTGATACACAAGGAGCAGATGTGGCCGACCCCGACGAGCCGAGACCACAAGGACGGAAGCGCAAAGGCGTGTCGGAATGTGCCGGACAACGGATTGTTGGGGAGGGTAATCCACGAGCCGGGGAAAGATACCCTTGGGCAACTGAACCCGGTGTGGGTCGAGTGGTTAATGGGCTACCCTTTAGAAGCAACCGCCTTATGTGCCTGGGCAACAGCGTGGTACCGCAGTGTGCGCGGGAAGCGTTCGAGAGATTAGTAGGATTAAAGGAGATATAAAATGAGCAATACCGCGACCGTGAACTATAACGAGGCGATCCCGAAGGGACGCCCGAGGACGACGGTTATCAAGGGGAGGCTCGTAACCTTTACCCCGAGCCGGACGCGCGAAGCGACGAACGCGGCGAAGCTATTTATCAAGAAGGCCTGGGGCCGAAGGAAGCCTTCGGAGAAGCGCTTCTTCGTCGAGATGAGATTCGCCTGCCGGAGCAAGCGGACGGACGGAGACAACCTCGAGAAGCTACTACTCGACGCGGCCGAGGGAATTATCTTCGAGAACGATTGCCAAGTCGAGACCGTCGTTCGGAGGAAGACGCAGGATACCAAGAACCCGGAGACGATAGCGACGTTCGTAGAGCTCGAGGATAGCGAGGACGTCCGGATCTCTTGGGAGGTATACGACGATACTCCGCGCGGATAGTGCCCCCACGCGCGGAAGGGAGCGCGGGGCCGGGGAGATCCCGGCCCCCCTCCCGAGAACCGGGGGACGAAAAGGAGAAGCGAGATGAGCGAAGGCGAAAAGACGGGAAAGACGATCGTAGAGATCAACGGAGTAAAGGTAGAGCTCGACTACCGATCGGCCCAACTAACGGAGGTCTCGAGCTACAAGGTAGGGGACGTCGTTAAGCTCCTCAAGAAGGAGTACGGCGATAGCTTCAAGGTCTATACCGGAGTTATCGTCGGCTTCGAGCCCTTCCAGAACCTCCCGACGATTGTCGTCGGGTTCTTAAAGAGCGAGTTCGGCAAGTCGGAGATCGGCTTCGAGTATATCAACGCCCAGACGAAGAACGACGTCGAGCTCTGCGCGGCCTCGAACGATAAGGCCCTTCTCCTCGACCGCGACGCGATTATCGCGAGTATGGAGCGCGATATTACCAAGAAGAAGGAGGAGATCGCGGAGCTCGAGTGGCGGAAGGAGTATTTCGTCGCTAACTTCCGCGCGGCCTTCGAGGATCAGAAGGTCGAGAAGGAGGATACGGCCTAATGATTACCGGCGAAGCGATCGTCCTAGACGCCGAGCGGGTAATCGAGATCTTCGACCGCCTCGATCTCCGAGTCTACGATCTACTAACCGAGCGAACTCTCGAGGATTACGGCGAGGGCCAGGAGCGAGAGATCGTCGAGCAGACGATGACAAATCGCGAGATCGTAGAGGGGCTCGATAGGATCGGGGCTCTTCAAGGATCGCTAATAATCCGAGCGCTCGAGATCCTCGAGGCCGAAGGAGGACTCGACTAATGAGATACGTCTGTACCCGGGACTACTACCTCGACCTCTTGATCTTCCCGGCGAACTGCGGCGGCTCGTTAGTCCCGCCCTGCGTTACGGTCCTTAAGAACGCTCAAGCGGCGGCGAAGAGAAAGCCGACTAAGAAGGAGGAAGTTAAAGAGAAGGAAGAGAGGAGGAGGCGCCCGTGGTAAGAGAGGTAGCGATCAACTGTAACGAGTGCGACGCGAAGAAGATGAAGGTAGTCGCTATTTGGCGGCTCTGCGTTCCCTTCGGATCGCGGAGCTGGCTCTTCGCACTCGGGATCTTGACCTGCTACGACTGCGGGATCTACCGAGTTCTAAACGCGGATGATCTTAAAAAGGAGGAGCTCAATGGCCGAGGTAACGGCGGAAGTAAAGGTTAAGGGAGAGACGGGGACCGTAACGATTACGGTCCAAGGCGAGATAAAGGACGTCGGCGGGATTCTCTACGACGCTAACAAGCTCGCCGAGGCGATCGCTAACGAGCAGGAGAAAAAGTAGATCCTCGCGGAGGGGATCCCGTATAGGGCCGGAAATAGCTACGGCTACTGCGGGAGGGCCGACGATAAGGGATCCGATAGCGGGCCCGGGGAGTCGGCGGGGGATCTGCTAGGGGTAAGCGCCGGAAGTAGAAAGGCTAATCGCTATCAATTCTACGGAAGGCGCTCGCCCCGAATATTAACCGGGGGCCGAGAGGAGAAGAGAGATGATAACGAAGATGAAGGCGGAGATTAAGAGGATCGACGACGACGAATACCTCGCGACGGTAACGGCCGGGAACGCCGAGGGCGAGAACCACGGCAACCTCGGCCGCGTCTGTAAGACGATCGGCGAGGCGGTAACCTACGTCAAGAAGGAGATCGATACCGCTATGGACAAGCTCGCCGAGAAGAGCGGGAAGCTCCCCTTCGACGGCAAGAAGGGGAAGGGCGAGAAGGAGGAGGGGAAGAAGTGAGCTGGCGCGGGAAGCTAATAACCGGCTTCGAGAATTGGGAACGCGACGCTCGGCTCGCCCGAGACAAGGCGATTAACGCCGAGAAGGATCCGGACAAGAAGAGAATAATCCGGCAGATCTGGAATATCAAGATCGCGACGATCGCCGAGGGGACGAACGCGATCCGCGAGTTCGACGAAAAGGACGACAAGGGCGGGAAGCTAGTCGTAGTAAAGCATTGACCGGAACCGAGCAACAGCAAGCGCCGAGCGCGAGTAGAGACTCCTTGACGGGAGCCAAGATCGAGGGCGGCCGTTACAAGGCCTATATCATCTACTTCGATACTCGCGTCGGCGCTTACCGGGAGGGCTTCTTCGCTAGCTACGCTAACCTCTCTCTCTGGCTCGCGCGGATCCGAGAAGGGGAAAGGAAGCCTAGATGAATCCTACTTCAATAGAGTATTGCCACAAGAGCTGGAATCCGATCTCCGGATGTAAGATCGGGTGCGACTTCTGTTACGCGCGGCGTATCTCCCGGCGCTGGGGCCGGAGCTTCGAGCCGTCGTTCTGGCCGGATCGATTGAGGAGAGTTACGACTCTTAGGAAGCCGTCTATCGTCTTCGCTTGCGATATGGGCGATATCAATAGCCCGGGCGTAGAAGATAGCTGGCGCGAGAAAGTCTACAAGGCGGCGGCCGAGGCGAAGAAGCACCAGTTCCTCTTCCTTACCAAGAACCCCTACGAGTGGCTCAAGTCCTTTTACTTCCCGCCGGAGGAGGCAGAGAATATATGGCTCGGGACGTCGATTACTAAGGCCGGGGAGATGTCCCGGCTAGTCGCGCTCGACGATCTCGACTGGCCGAGGAAATATATCCAGTTCGAGCCGCTCCTCGGAGAGATCGCTCTATCGGATCTCGGACAATACTTCGCGAAGGATCGGCCGCGCGGCGGCTTTAAGTGGATTATCGTCGGCGGCGCGACGAAGTACCAAGTAAAGACGCGGCCCGAGTGGGTAGCGAAGATAGTCAATAGCGCCCTTGTTTTCGGAGTACCGCTCTTCGTTAAGAACAACGCTGGGTGGCCTGCGAAGATCCGGCAATTCCCCGAGGGGCTCGATGAACTAGCGGGAGATCTCAAATGAGAAAAGCAGAGAAAGCGGTAACGAAGATCTTAGCGACGCTCAATATCAAGGGAGGACCGAGAATGGTCTGGATCCCGAGGAAGCTACTCCGCGAGCTTCTTATCGTCGCCTACAAGAGCGGACTAGCGGACGGCCTAGAGGGCGATACTATTCCGAGGAAGAGGCGGGGCCAGAAAGGGAAGAGATGCCGGACGTAATAGTTACTACCCCGAAGGGGGAGAGCGAAAATTCGAGGATAGAAGGCGCCGTCGGCGGCCCGTGGTTTAGGACATTCCGGAGGAAGCCGGACGCTAAGCCGGGAGATCTTATCTGGTTTGTAGAGCGCGGGAAGATAACCGGCCGAGGAGAGATAGTCAAGATAACGACTATCGACGAGCCGATCCGGTGCGCTACGACGGGACGACTCTGGGGCGGCGATTACGTTCTCGAATACGATAGCTGGAAGTGGCTCGCGCGGCCTATCAAGATGAAGGGCTTCCGAGGCTTCCGCTACGTCGATCGGATCAAAGGCCTAAAGGCAAAGCTCGCGAGAGCGCTTAAATAAGGGAGGAAGTAATGGGCGAGACAATTATATGGCTAGAGAAAGATGGGAAGGTAAGAATGAGCCAGGAGGAATTCGATAAGCTCGTAAGAATGGCTAACGAGTCTGAGCTCCATAGACGAAACCAAGAGAGAGTCTGTGATTATTACGCTCTATTGGAGCTAGCAGTAGGGATAGATATCAAACTAGCGCAGGCCTTAGCGAGGAAAATCAAGGCTAAATTTAGAGAGCGGCCTCGATATATTATCGGTATAGACCCCGCCAAAGACGCCGCTCATCGAGGGAGAAAGAAATGACCGAGATCTATGTAGACGGAAGCGCCGACAATACGAAGAAGGTCCGAGAGTCGTATACGTCGGTCTGGGTTCCGGGGCGCCCGGGAATAATCAAGGTCTGCCCCGCGACGACGAATAACGAGGCCGAGTATCTCGCGGTAATCGAGGGGATCCGGACCGCCGAGCTCCTCAAGATAACGGGCCCGGTTACGATCGTCTCCGATAGCCAGCTAGTAGTTAATCAGATCCTCGGCGCGTGGAAGTGTAAGGAGCCCCGCCTTCAAGAGCTAAAGCTAAGGGCGCTTAAGGAGATTACGGCGAGCTCCGCCGCGAGCCTTACTTTCCGCTGGTGCCGGCGGGACGTCAACCAAGCCGGGATCGAACTCGAGAAATTTACAAGGAGGCTCTAATGGCCGAGAGATCCCTAGAGGAGATCAAGAAGGAACTCCGGGAAGTCCGGACCGAGATCTCGGGGGGCGCTACCCCCGAGCGCCAGAAGGAGCTCGTAGATAAGCTACGAGATCTCCGAGTCGAGCAAGTAAGGGCCGAGGCGAAGCCCGAGAAAGGAGAAGAGAATGGATAACGAGACGCTAGTCTTAAAGATCCCGGCGGCGGCGAACGAGCTCGGGGAGGCGGCGAAGAAGATCGAAGAGGCGGCGGCGGATATTAACTCCGCGCTCCTCAAGCTCAAGGCGTCGCAGGAGGCGAACGCCCGAGCTAGCTCCGAGCTCCGGGAGGCCGTCGAAGAACTCAAGCGCCGCGCGAATATACGCGACGGGGAAGGAGGCAAGAAGTAATGTCCGAGCAAAAGGAGAAGCTCAAGATCTACGCGATCAAGACTAAGGCCGGTCTATACCTAACCGATCGGCTTAAGAGCGATAGCTGGTCCTCTTCGACTCCGCTAGCCGTTCTATTCTTCGATAACAAGAGGCCGAGGCCTACGTTTCACAAGGACTGGATCTTCGTCTCGAGCGAGCCGAAGAAGATCGAGAAGACGCTCCCGGAGAAGATCGTCAATATTCGCTGGGAGAGGAAGGATATCGAGGGAGCCGAAAAGCTCCCGAAGGTAATCCGCGAGGAGGAGTTCGAGAAAGATGTAGACGGCTACGCCTGCGGCCACCTTTATAAGCTAACCCAGACCGACTTCTACGAAAAGAAGTATGATAAGGAACTTCCGGGCCGCGAGAAGATCCCCTTCGAGCTCGAGATAATCCTCGAGATAGCTCGCGTCAAGGAATACAAGGGCTGGAGCTACCCGATCCTTAAGGATAATTGGGCCCGGGTCCCCGACGCTACGATAACCGAGAAGGATCCTCGCTTCGGTCTAATCCGCGAGATGTCTATCCCTTCTATCCTCTTACCCGAGGGGCCGTGCGCTCTATCCGCCGAAGAGACCTTCGCTATTATTCGCGCTTACGTCAAGGAGCATATCGATCCTCGATACGCCGAGATCTCTTCGGACTATCGCTTTAGCTTTACGGTCTATAAGAGGATCCGCGTCGCCCAGCCGATTCCCTATACCGCCGAGGAGGGGCGCGGCCGACGCAAGCGTAAAGTAACCCGCTATAACGATTATCGGAAGTCGGAGGTCCTAGATATCTCGACTGACGGGAAGTATGGCGAGATTCCGATTCCTTTCCGGGGCGACGACCGAGACGACCTCAAGCGGAATATCGATAAGTTCCTCAAGGATCTTATCAAGAAGATCAACGAGCCGATAGTCGAGTGCGCTAAGTGTATAGGCGCCGGAGTCGTCGTCGAGAAGATAAAGATCGGCGCCGGGGCCGAGGAAGGAGGAGCGAAATGAAGGTACGCTTCGGACCGGCAAGGGGAATAGAGGATCACAAGCCGACGCTCGGAATAGGCCTAGTCCTCGAGGCCGAGAACGCCGATGACGATCGAGTCGTTAAGTATATCGCCGAGCTCGGGACTCCGGTAGAGATCTCGAATATCTTTACAATGACGATAGATCCGAGGACCGGAGAGCGAGCCGACTACTCCGAGCGTATAACGCACGAAAGTATCCGGCGCGTCGCGCGGTCTAGGCCGGTTACTCGAGAGCTCGCGAATATTATCCTACGAATACCGAAGGATCCGGACGTTGTCTCCGGGGAGGTAGCTCGCGCGGCGGCTACGAGGATCCGCGAGAGCCTTCGGGGACTCGGTAACTGCCTCGACTCGGCCGCCCGGAAGAAGAGCGTCAAGTCGCTACGGGTAATTCTCCGAGCGATCGACGGCTTCCGGAGGGATATCCTTCGGGATAATAACGTCCGAGCTCTAAGAGGGGAGGAGGAGTAATGTGCGATTATCCCGAGGGGAAGTTCGCGGATCGCGACTGCGAAGACTGCGAGGGCAAGGGACGAATCTATAACAACGCCGACGAAACCTGCGGCCAGTGGGTCGAGTGCGAGTGCGTATCCAAGAAGGCTATGGTTAACGTTAGCGCCTTGATACAGCGGCTAATCAAGCAGATGAACGACGATCCCGAGACTAAGGTATCCCAGTCGTTACCGTGGAAATATATCTACGCGACAATTATGAGCTCAGAGAAATCCTATCCGAGCAAATCTAAGGACGAGCTCTAATGAAGCGATCGAAGATACCGTATATCGGGCCGAAGCTCGGCGACGCTCTTAGGGCGACGGCCCTCGCGCTCTGGACGGTAGTATTAACGGCGATCCTATTCCTACTCTGGCTAGTCCTCTACCCGTTCGGATTGTCGAGGCTTATCGCGAAGTTACAATATCGGATTTACAAAAAGGAGAAGAGATGATCGATAACGTAGAATTTAGGCACAAGGTCCACAAGCCCCCGAAGTTCTCTCTCAAGGACTCGGCGAGCGCTAAGCATACGCTTAAGCGCCCGGGCGAGAAGATAACGATCGACGGGATCCGGAAGGGCCTCGCCTTGATTAGCTGGACGCTATCCCACCGAGGCTGCGATCATTACGCGGTCGTCAACCAGAAGGGGGAGATGACGAACTTCTGGATCCGGAGATACTCGGACGACGATGTCCACGTCGAGTTTATCCGGAACGAGAAGGTCTTCGGCGAGACCGAGACCGGCTTCCTTAGTCTCCACCTTAAGGAGTGCGAGGTCGAGATCAACGGCGGAGACTGCCTCTTCGTTAGCGCTCCGAGCTCCAAGCCGGGAGGAATTAGCGCGACTTTCTTCCTCTCGAATCGCGATAAGAAGTACCGGCCTTCCGAGGCTTATATCGCGAGCCTCCCGAGAGCCTATCAAGAGGTAATGGTCTGTGACCGCTGTAAGGCGGTCCTCAATAAGACGTATAGGCTCCCGGGGATCTACTTCCTTATCGATACGCTCCGGGGCCTCGCGGCGCCCCTCAATTCCCCGAGATGCCCGAAGTGTAAATACTCCTCCTGCTCCGATATTAACTTCGCCTTCGATACTTTTATCCGGAGGATCAAGACGAAGGCCCGGGTAACGGAGCGGGGGCTTCGGCGCGTATACGCGAAGGAGCTCGCGCGGTACGAGGAGCTCAAGAGCGCCGAGCGCGAGGAGGACCGGAAGCGCCAGCGCGAGAAGGAGCTAGCAACGGCGGGGGCTAAGTAATGGGCAAGATCTCAATCGAAAAGGAGAAGCCGACGCCGAGTAAGGGTCCCTTCCCGAGGGGAGCGAGAGTAGTTCTAGCCGAGACGGACGCTATGGATAGGGAAGCCGGATTTAGGGCCGGAATGGCCGGGGTAGTTATAGAGTCGGGGGAAACGCCGACGGTAAGAATGGATAGGGCGGTAAAAGGCGAGAGGGTACGGACGTTTATCGAATACCAGCTGGTCCTCGAGCGATACTACAAGCCGAGGAGAAAGGAGAAGTAGCTATGGCCGATATAATAATCGATCTTAAAGTCTTCGATACCTCGAAGGGCCTATCCGCCGAGAAGCACGCGCTCAAGTTCTTAATTACGAAGGGAGAAGAGCGTACTCGTAATATTCGGGGGATCCTCGCGGAGATCGAGACGTCTATCCGCGCGGGGCTAATCTATCTTGGCGAAGAGGTCCCCGAGGAGCGGGTACTAACCGGGGAAGAGGTATGAAGGTCTATCTCGTAAAGGTAACCGGTAAGCCGATCGAGATCTTCTCGACTCGAGAGAAGGCCGACGAATACGCGGCGGTCGCTCCCCCCGCCGAGATCAAGATCTACGAGTTCGAGGTAGATGCCCCGAGCGCGGAGAACGGGAAGCTCGTATATCACGCCTTTATAGATTAGGAGGAGAGATGCCTAGTAGTAATTGCCCGGATTGCCAAGACCGAAGGGGGACGGAGGTATGCGATACTTGCGGCGAGCTGTTCTGCGTCGATTGTATCGAGAATCACGAAGAGCACTGCGAGCGGAAGCACGATTAAGCCCGGGAGATCTATATGAGCGTAGCCGTCGAGGAGAAGCCGAAGAGGAAGCGGGGCCGTCCGCCGAAGCCGAGGGTTGATCCCCCGCCGAGGAAGCCGGATCCCGAGAAGATCAAGAGGGCGCTCGCCGAGATAAAGGCGAAGCCCTATTAACCGAGGAGGAGAAATGGGCTGGCTAAAGGATGCGATCAAGAAGGGGAAGAAGCTATACGCGCGAACGAAGGAGCGGATCCCGAGATTGACGAAGAAGGTCCTCGGGAAGATGTCGACTAAGCAACTTAAGGCGGTCCGGGCCAAGATCGACGCCGAGCTCGAGCGGAGGGAGGCGAAGTAATGGGAGTCTACTCTATTAGACAACTTCAAGGCGTATGCGATATCTGCGAGGAGACCTTCTGGCCTAACGCCGTAGACGGCGCGGACGGCTGGACGCTTAAGAGCTTCAAGCGAGAGATGAGGCGTAACGGCTGGAAGGTTAGCGGGAGGAGAGCTACCTGCCCGAAGTGCCACGCCGAGAAGAAGGGAGGGGAGTAATGGCCGAGAGCAAGGAGACAACGAAGGCGATCGAAGAGAAGGCCCGAGAGATCGGGAAGAAGATCCACTCGGCGCTCCCCGAGGGCTGGGGCTTCGTCCTCTTAGTAGTCGAGTTCGATCCCGGGAAGCAGGCCAGCTATATAAGCGACTGTAGCCGAGCCTGTACGATTCACGCGCTCCGAGAGGTAGCCGATCGGCTCGAGAAGGAGGGAGGGTAATGCCCTATTGCTCTAGCTGCGGCTCGCCGATCCCCGAGGGACAAGGCTCTAGCTGTTCTATGTGCTACGGCGATATCGGCTACGGCCGGGACGGTTACTATCAACGGGAGCTCGAGCGGGAAGAGCAACGGCAAGCCGAGCAACGAGAAGCCGAGAGGCAAGAGGAGGAGAGATGAAGATCGACGCGCAGGTAGTTTACGAGAAGGAGGATAAGCCGGGAGTAGATTACGGCGAGTGCTTCTCGAAGCGAGTAGGAGTCCGGCTCAACGACCGAGTAATCTGGCTCGGGGCTTACCTCGTTCCGGGATCTCAAGGCGAGGCGGACAAGAACTATCAGGAGGCCGAGGAGCTCGCGAAGTACCTCGTAGATCTAATCGCGAAGGATCAATTATAGAGGCCGAGAAAGGAGAACGTAATGGGAGAGGTAACGAAGGTCTGGGCGGTAGAGTTCTTCGAGGCTAGCGAGACGTACTACGTCCTAGCGAAGAACTTCAAGCAGGCGCTAGCAAAGGCCGAGACCGTCAAGAAGGAGGAGGGGCCTAACTACGAGAGGCGCTTAACGCTTAAGGGCGTCAAGTACGACTGTACGGTTAGCGCGTAGTCCCGAGGAGATCGGAGAAAAGGAGAGACAATGGAAGAGAACGCTCTAAGGAAGAAGATCGAGGCGGTAGCGTCTAACAACGTGCAGGAGCGGATTAGGGCCTTTAAGAAGCGAGTAGTAGCCGCGCTCCGCGAGCTACACCCGGGGATTGAGCGCCGAGGCTGGTCACCCGAGGATATCGCTAGCCATAGGAAATGGCCCGAGGATCACCGGGAGATTCTAGCCTTGCTAGCGTCCGACGACAATACCGCTGGCTGGCCGAAGGCGCTATGGGACGAGGAGGAGAAGGCGGTCGGCAAGCAGATGATGGGCGAGCTCGATATACTCCACCGGCTCCTATTGACGGAGAAGGAGAAGGTAACTAACAAGCCAGCCGCCGAGAAGAAAGACGGGAAGAAGAAGTAAAGACGCGGCGTAGGAGCGGGGGCCGAGAAGGGAGGCGAGGTAATGAACTACTTACTTATCGGCGCGGGGATTCTCCTAGTCCTCGCGGGGATTGTAGGGGAGAACCGGAAGACCGAAACCGAGTCGAGCGCTATTTGCCTTTCCGGCTGGCAAGAGGAAGGCCGGACCGGGTTCTGTATATTCCCGAGAGGACATACGGGGCCTTGTCGAGATCGGAACGGCAAAGAGTGGGATATACCGAGGAAGGAATAAGAGCGCAGGCGGTAGAAATCAAGAAAAGAGAGGAGGTGATAATATGCCGAGCGCAAAGGAGTATCTCGAAGCCGAGATTAAGCGATGGGAAGATATCGTCGCGGGACACGAGCGTACCGTCGAGGAGGATAAGAAGAGCCTCGATAACGCCAAGGCCGAGCTCGAGAAAGCGAAGGAAGCTCTCAAGTCATTGGGCTAATAGCCGAGAGATAGAAAGCGAGAAGGTCCGGGAGTGGGAGAGCCCGGGCCTTTTTGTTACCGACGTATCGCCGAGAGCGAATTAACGACATTTTCTATTTGACAGGGAGGGTAGCTATAACGTAGGGTATCGTATAAGCGGAGGACGTAATGGCCGGAAACGCCGAGCAAGTAGAGAGCAACACCAACGAGCCACGACCGGGTAACGGAAGCCCGGGAGAAAGTCACTCCGCCGAGAGTAGCAAGGACCAGAGGAGCCTCTTAGAGAAACGGATCTCGGGACCTAACCGGGAGAAGCGGATCGAAGCGGCTCTTCTTTTTATTTCAGGCTTTCAGACGTCTCCGACGCGACTCGCCGAGAAATTCGGGGTCAGCAAGAACACAGTACTACGCTGGAAGAAGAGGGACGGCTGGACCGACCTCGCAACTCAAACGGACGCGATTACGAGGGCAAGCCTGCCGGATAGCGTGGCCGCATACAGAGTAAGAATGATCCGGAGCCTCGAGGAAGATCTCGAATTGATCGATCGGAAGAAGGAGGGAGTCAAGCCTAATAGCCTCGAGGGGCTCCTTAAGGCGAAAGCGGCGCTTCAGGGGAGGCTCCACGAGCTCCTGGGGATCGCGACGGAGAAGGACCGGCCGATTACGATCGTCTTCGGGGGGTACGGGGAGCCGCCGGCAGCGCGGGGCCCGGTCCGGGTTCCGGGGAAGGAGATCCCGGTCGAGACGGAGGAAACCCCGGGGATCGGGACACTTGGAAATCCCGAGAATACGGAGGATCCGGAGGGGGGCAAGGAGGCGCCGGAGGGCGGAAAAGGCGATTCAATAGAGATCTCTCGAGGGAATGTTGAAAATAGCGCTACGGCTCCGAGCAAAGGCGCGTCAAGCGCAGGGGGTTCGGGAGGAGCCGATCAAGATCCGGGAGAGCGGCCGGACACGCAGAGCCCCCTAGAGAGCGACGGCGAGGAGGCAACGGGCCGAGTCGCGTTACGGGGTAGGAAGTTACGGGGCGGGAAGACCGAGACGAAGGAAGGGCTATCGCTTGAGGAGGCGCTATCGTGAAGAGGTCCGAGGACGTAGTCAAGGCGAGGACGGAGAGGGCGCGGGACCGCGTCGAGAAGATCGCCGGACTCTTCCGGAGCGCGTCGAGCTACCTAGTCGGGGCCTTCGCTCCCGTCCTACGGAATCCCGGGGACGCCCGAGTAGAGGTCGAGCTTATCCCGAGTAGGACGACGAAAGAGATCGTGAAGCTAGCCGCTGATCCGGGGAGGTTCCGGGAGCGGCTTAACTAACTCCCGCGAGCGGCGGTTCAGCGCCGACGCCTAGACGCGGGACGGTCGGGGTTTTTGTTTCTCCTTCCCCGGCCGATACTCGAGAGGCCGAGATGAACGAAGTAGACCCGGGACACTACGCCTTCCTTAGATTGATTCGGACTCTTACCGAGGAGTGGCTCGTAACGGAAGGCGGCTCCGAGATAGACGCCGAGAAGTCTGCTTACGATTGCGCCGAGGCCCTAGGGTGGAGGAACCCAGACGGAACACCGAAGAGCGCGGTAGACTACGAGGCCGAGAAGGCGATCGACGTTACGCCGACTTACGTCCGAGTCCGAGTCCGGAGAGTCGGGGACTTTACCCCGGGGAGCTTCCGGACGATCGATCTATCGAAGGCCCGAGGGATCCGAGCTGTTATCGGTAGACTCAAGGGAAAGACTACGACCGCGAGGCAATCGATACTCTTCCGCCGGGACAAGGGCTGGACGCCGAGCAAAGCAGAGAAGTGGGTACGGGACAACGGGATGAAGCCCGTCTAACTATTGCCGGGAGCCGGGGGGTTATCCTTCGGGACCGGGGGAGGACGCGCCGACGCCAAAAGGCGTAAAAAAAGCGACGACGGGGCCCCCTCTATGGTCCCCCAAATAGTGTGGCCGGGAAAAGGGTAACCGGAGAAACGGCGAGAGCCGAGAAAGCCCCGACGGGGCGAGGGGTAGTAGGGGGAGAGACGGGGGGCGGAGACGGAACGGGGGGACGCCGAAGGAACGAGGAGAGGGCCGGGGGAGCGACGGACGGGGGAAAGGGAGGGGCGAAAACGAAATTTTCATCGAACGTCCTAAGCGGGGTAGGGGGGCGGCGGCGCGGAGGAGAGATGAGCGGACTAGGGATCGAGCGGGGGGATATAGTCGGCGCGGTAGTTATCGGGGCCTTCTTCGGAGGAGCGGCCTGCGCCGGGTGGAATATCGTTAAGGTCGTCGGGGGCTGGCTTATCGGAGCGATCGCGACGCTCGTAATCGGATAAGGAGGCGAGATGAAGAATAACGAAGTAGCGAGTCAAGCGGCGGTCGGGCGGGAGATCCGGCGCCGGGCGAAGAGGGGCGATACAAAGAAGCGGACCGGCGGGGACTACGTGATAGCGATATTGTTACTAGGGGCGGTCGCCTTCTTGCTCGCCGGGTGCGTCCCGTGGGTAATTCACTAGTAGATATTGCCCCGGTAGCTCAGATGGCAGAGCGGCTGATTTGTAATCAGCGGGTCGCGGGTTCGATGCCTGCTCGGGGCTCCAAGATAGGAGAAGCTAAATGACGCTCGACCGGAGGATAGAAATACTAGCACGGTTAATCTCGTTCGGGATCTTCTTACTTATTGCCGCGCTCGCGGCGCTAGTTGCCTGGGGCGGGATCAAGCTCTTTCAATTAATCGCGAGGTAGCGATGAGCGACGAACGGGGAGAGAAAGTCGATCGGCCGACGCTCAAGGTAGGAGCGGAGGTCGGGAAGGACCGGGCGGAGAAGATCAAGAAGGAGGAAGCCGCTACGGGGACCGAAGCGAGGAAGGATACGGGGCGCGTAACGACGGACGTCGAGAAGGGAGCGGGGGAATGAAGGTAACGAAGGTCCTCCTAGTCAAGGACGATCCGGCGAAGGGACAAAGGCTCGCGACGGCTACGGTCGCCTTTGATAGCGTCGTCGTTGTCTCCGGCTTCTCGATCTTCCCGGACCGGAACCGCCCGGGCAAGCTCCGGGTACTCTTCCCCGCGCGGCGGGTAGCCGGGGATACGATCGAGACCTTCTCTATATTGGATCCGGAGCTCAAGGGGACGGTCGTTAAGGAGATCGAGAAGGCCTGCGGCGACGAAGGGATCAAGGTGGAGGCAAGCGGTGGGAACTCGAGATAAAAAGAGATACCCTTACTTAACTAGCGAGTACGATAACGCCGAGATCGCGAACGCGGTTAAGAAGGCCGGGACGATCAAAGGCGCGGCCGAGAAGCTCGGCGTCAACGATAGATGTCTATACGCAGCGATAAGACGCCGGGGTATCGAAGTCAATACAAAGACCGGGAGGAGATCGATCCACGACTGGGAAGCGATAGAGAAGGCGTGGCGCAACCGGCCCGAGGGAACCTTCGCCGCTCGCTTCGCGCGAGAGTTCGGTATGAACTCCGCGACTTTCTACGCCGGAGCTCAACGGCGCGGCTTTTACAACGCGCCGCCTATCCCGGCCCCCGCTTCCGAGACTCCCCGGCCGAAGCTCGTACCGTCAAGGATAAAGCCCGAGCCGAAGGCCGGGAAGGGCGGTCCGGCTATTTGTAGCGTCTGCGCTCGCTTGATAGCCGACGTCTTCAAGGAGGAGCGGACTCGAGTAGACGCGATCGCCGGAATGTCCCCTATCGATCGGGCGAAGGCGCTCGCCGCTCTCGCTCGGATCAAGAACGAGAGAACTCTCGGCTCACTAATCCGCGAAGAGATGAGAAAGAACGCTACCGCGCTAACGGCGGCGGGAGCTAGCCGATCTACCAAGACAGGAGCCGCGTAATGTCGACCGCCTTACAGGTAGCCTATAAGCCGCTAGAGTGGACTCGAGCCTCCGGTTACGATACGAAGAGCGGCTCGTTCCTTTACGATCGCCCGGGCTTTCACTTCTCCCCGGCGCGGTTTAAGATCGTCGTCGGCGGTCGGCGCGTAGGCAAGTCGGAAGCGGCGGCGCCAGAGGGCCTCAAGGTAGCGATCGATCGCCCCGGCGCCCTAGTCTGGTGGATCTCCCCGACGTACAAGATCGGCCGGACCGGTTGGCGCAAGCTAAAGGCGATCGTCCCGCCCGAGCTTATCAAGGACCAGTCGAAGGTCGATATGTATATGCTCCTCAAGAACGGGAGCGAGATCGAGACGCGCTCGGCCGAGCTCGAGGATAATCTCCGAAGCGAAGGTCTCGACTACGCGATCTGCGACGAAATGGCTATGTGGAAGAAGTCGGTCTTCGAGTCCGCTATTTGGCCGGCACTCGTAGATAAGAAGGGCGGTATGACGGGGATAACTACTCCGAAGGGTAGGAACTTCCTCTTTCACCTATTCCTTCGCGGCGCGGATCCCGCTTACCCGCTTTGGGACTCGTGGACCTTCCCGACTCACGCTAATACGACTCTCGACGTCGAGGATATAGAGGAGATGACCCGGGGAATGAACGAGCTCGTATACCGGCAGGAGATCCTCGCGGAGTTTATCGCCGACGCCGGGGGCGTCTTCCGGAACGTCCGCGATAACGTCCGGGAAGATCTCCCGCTTAGAGGTCCCGAGCCGGGGCGCGTCTACTTTATCGGCGTAGACTGGGGCAAGCGCCGCGACTTCTCGGTCTTCGTCGTCCTCGACGTTACCGAGACGCCGAGGAAGGTCGTCGCCTATAAGCGCTTCTCGAAGATCGACTACGGCTTCCAGTTGGCGCAGCTTAAGAACCTCGCGCGGATCTGGAACCCGCTCAAGATCAAGGCCGAGCAGACGGGGATCGGCGATCCGTTGATTGACAACCTCCGCCGCGATATCCCCGGCCGCTGGGTAGAGGGAATCGTAATCGCCGGGGGGCGCGACGGCGGGACGAAGAATAAGATAATCGAGAAGCTCTCGATGTCGGTCGAGAACGGCGAGATCGTATACCCCGACTGGCCGGAGCTTCTCTCGGAGCTCGAGATCTTCGAGTACCAGCGGACGGCGAGCGGTAACGTCCGGTATACGGCTCCGGCCGGTTACCACGACGACTGCGTTATGGCTACCGCGATCGCGGACTCCGAGGATAAGTACGTCGAGCCGAGGATCTCTTTCGTATAGGAGCGACAATGAAGATAGGCGATAGGATTAGGCGAGCGTTTTTCAAGCAACCCGAGGCGGCCGCGAGGATCGTCGAGCAACGTAACGAGGCGCGGGAACGAGCTCAAGCCGCGCGAGATCGCCAGCCGAAGGGCGAGGTATCGACGAAGACTTTCCCGCTCGGGCGCGGCCTTATCCCCCCGGCCGATCTCTGGGGCGCTTATCTTCGCGTCTCCTGGGTTCGCGCTTGCGTAAACGCGATCGTAAGGACCGCGACTTCCCGGGGCTGGGGCTTTAGGGGCAACCCGGCCTCTTGCTTGAGAGCTCGGGACCTTATCTCGAGGCCTAACCCGCAAGACTCCGGCCTCGATCTTATGATAAACGTCTTCGAGGATATGGAGATCTTCGGGCGCGGCTTCTGGGAGCTAGTCCGCGAGGATCCGGAAGATCCTAACTCTCCGGTCGTCGCGATCTATACCCTCGATCCGGTCCGGACGAAACCCGATCAAGATAAAAAGGGGAAGATTACCGGCTATACGCAGAAGACCTCGAGCGGGGAGACGATCAAGTTCGAGCCGTGGGAGGTCGTCTACTTCCCGCTCTCGACTAAGGGGAGCGAGGCTCAAGGGATCGCGCCGTTACAGTCTCTCCTTATTCCGATCTCGACGGATATTCACGCGCAGAACTATAACCTCTCCTTCTTCAAGAACGACGCGCTTCCCTCTGGCGTAATCTCAATGGAAGGCGCCCCCTCCGACGTTATCAAGAGAAACCGGGCTTATCTCGAGAGCGAGCACCAGGGGACCGGGAACGCTCACAAGCATTTACTCCTCGAAGGGAATGTCAAATTCCAAGACTGGCAGAAGAGCCCGAAGGAAGCCGACTTCCTCGAGCTCCGACGCTTTACCCGCGACGAAATTATCTCTGTCTTCGGCGTCCCCCCGGCCAAGATCGGTATTATCGAGACGGGGAATATCGGAGGGGGATCCGGCGTAGAGCAGGATAAGACCTTTAAGAAGGATACGGTCGAGCCGCTCCAGAGCCAAGTCGAGGAGCGCGTTAATCGATTCTTTATCCAGATAGCTCTCGGCCTCTTCGATTGTGAATTTTTCTTCCTACCGATCGACCTCGAGACCGAGAAGGAGAAGGCCGAGGTAGAGAAGACGAAGGCCGAGACGAAGAAGCTCGAGGCCGAGACGGTCCAGATCTACCTCGACAAGGAGGTTATTACGAAGGACGAAGCGCGGAAGCTCGTAGTTATCCCCGGCGAAGGGAATACGGAGGAGTCGAAGCAGCTCTTCGTTATCGAGAGCCGAGGCAAGGATACCGAGACGGGATACGCGCGAGCGAAGGAGAGCTTCGAGAGCCCGAAGCGGAAGGGGATCTCTTCCGAGAAGGCCCCGGACCTCCGGGCGCTTGTTACGATCAAGGGATCGCCGAAGCCTTTCCGCTCCGAGAACTGGGTAGAGAATAGCCCCCGCTTCCGGAAGATGAGGAAGCGTATAGAAGACGAGCTCGACCGCTGGCGCAAGAGCGCCGTCTCTACCGTCCGGAGCGTCGGCGTTCCGAAGAGTCTTACGGATATATCGAAGACTTTAACGGACGACGTCCTCGCTTCCGTTGACGCGAACGCGCTTACCGAGATAATCGCCGAGGAAATGGCACTAGGCTTTGTCGCGGGGGCGGAGGCCGGACTCGACGAATCGGATCTGCCGGCGGATTCTTTCGATCCCTCTACGATAGAGCTCGCGGCGGTAGCGGCGATCGCTACATCGCTCGCGGATACGGCGGCGAGTAGTATCTCCGAGAAGATCCGCTTCGAGATCGCGGCCGGGATACAAGCCGGGGAAGGCGTCGGCGAAATAGCGGCCCGGGTAAACGGGATCTGGAATAGCGCGGTCTCTCACACCTATACCGCCTTCGGGAAAGAGGTAACGCGGACCTATTCCGCGAAGGCGTGGTCGCAGCTAGTCGCGCGGACCGAGACCTTAAGAATGATGAACCAAGGCCGCTGGGAAGCGCTCAAGGCGAATGATGTTAAGTTCGTCAATATACAGCTTACGCTCGGAGCCGAGGCCGAGTGTATCGCGCTATCGGAGGGCGGCCCTTACGAGCTCTCCGTCGCGGAGGGCCTCTTACCGGTCCACCCGAATTGTCGCTGTACGTTAGTCGCCGCTCGCCCGGACGTTACGCCGGGGGAGAAGGATCCTCAAGCGGTCCTTGAAGAGTTCCGAGCTCAATAGGAGGGATATATGAAAGGGATCGTCGTCGCTAACCCCCACGGGGACCTAGTAATAGAGGGAACGAAGACTCTTATAGTCAAGGACTCGACTCTCGCGAAAGATCTCGGAGCGGAGGTCGTCCTTATTCAGGGGGGAGCCGCGCTAGGTATTATCAAACTCAAGACGCGCGAGCCTCTATATAGAGACGACTTCGAGAAGCGCGAGAAGGAGCACCGGATCTCGAGCAACGAACGGCGCCGTTGGTGGCCGAACGTCGATAAGCTCTGGGGATATAGCTTCGAGATCGTCGAGGCGTTCGAGACGCCGAAGATGATATTCCGCGAGAAGTCCGAGCGGACGCGAGTCGCGGAGGTCGTCTACAAGGACGACGACTACTACGCGGCGATCAAGAGTATGTTTAGCGTCGAGCCGAGCGACTATAAGCCGGAGCAGCTCGGCCTCGTACACCGGCTCTTACATTCCTTCTACTCTAAGCGGCGCGACGGCGATCGCGTCGTCGTAGAGAAGCGCGATAGGTCGATAAGCGATATCGTAGAGCGCCACTCGGTAATCGTCGGCGAGTTAAAGGCGCGAGGGTTCAATCACGACGGACCGGACGACGATCTTAATTCTATGTCGCGGCCCTTCGAGGCGGTAGCGACGGCCGTAACGAAAACGGAGGCGAGCAAATGACAGAAGAGCAACAGGTAGCGGAAATTCTCGAGAAGGTTATACCGTTCGATACTCAATTCGAGATTATCAAGCAGGAAGTAGAACAGGATGACTTCTTCGTCGAAGGCTTCGCCGCGACGTCGGATCTCGACTCGCAGGGCGATATTATAACGCACCAGGCCCTTAAGAAAGCCGCGAAGGCTCTCTTAAAGGTCTACACTACCGCCCTCTTCAACCACGATATGGACCGGCCGATCGGTAAGATCGTCGAGGCCGAGGCGGTCGAGGGTAAGGGCCTTCGGGTTAAGATCCAGCTCTCGAAGTCCGAGACGGATATCCGCCGGAAGGTCGAGGAAGGGATAATTTCTAAGTTCTCGATAAGGGGCCGCGCTCTTCGGATCGAGCGGAAGTTCGATGAGTCGAAGAACGTAATGCTCTTTATAATCCACGAGATCGAGATCGTCGAGGTCTCCCTCGTTTCGCTCCCGGCTAACGCCGCCGCGCGGGTAACCGGGTTCGAGAGAGTCGCGACTTCTGAGAAGACGTTAGTCGGAGCGGTAATCAAGAGCTACAAAGATTCGGAAACGGGAGGAGGTGAGACGACTATGGATCCGAAAGACAAGAAGAAAGACGGGGAGGAGGGCGCGACGCCTGCCGAAGGCGCGGCGGCTCCCGCCGAAGGCGCCGAAGGCGCCGGGGCCCCTGCGGCTCCCGCCGAGGGCGCAGAGCCCGAAAAGCCCGCCGAGGGCGGCGAGGGCGCCGAGCCAGCGAAGCCCGAAGGGGAGGAGACTCCCGCCGAGGCTCCCGCCGAGGAGTCGCCCGAGGAGAAGAGCCTGAAGGACCTCGCGGCGAAGTTACTCCTCGCGACGGGGGACGACGCCGAGAAGATCAAGGCCCAGATGGCCGCCCTGATCTCCGGGAAGCCCGAGGAGAAGAAGCCGGAGGCGACGGTTACTCTCTCCGAGGCGCAGATCGCGGCTTTGGTCCAGCGCCAGGTCTCTTCTCAGCTAGCCGTCCGCAAGGGTGCGGGAACGCCGGCAGAGACCGAGACCGAGACGCCGACTTCGCAGGGCGAAGTCAAGAAGTTCGAGGAATACCCGCTGGGTAACCAGCTAGTCGTACTCGGGGCCCGGATAATGGGCCGCGAGCGCGACCTCTAGTAACGACCAAATACGATTACGAAAGGAAGGAGGATAAAGCAATATGAAGCTCGATCGCAAGCTGTGGAATAGCAGGCTCTCGAATAAGGAGATCTCTAAGGCGCTCGATATCGCCGGTGGCGATGCGATGCTCCAGGAGATGATCGATAAGGTTATCGCCGACTTGATCGAAGTCCGTAATCCGCTCCGCCAGAACTTGATGAGGAAAGCCTCTTCGGGTTCGGCTTACCGGGTAGTTCGCCGAACGGATCGCGGTACTGCGACCTGGGTAGACGATAACGACTCCGGAACCGAGAGCGAAGGGACCTATACCAAGACTGACTTCCCGTACAAGACCCCCCTCTTCGAGGGTAAGGTTACGCGGAAGCTCCAGGCCGAGGGCGCGACTTTCGGGGATCTCCTAATGGAGGAGATTACAAGCGGGATGCAGGTGATCCGCGATACCGAAGAGGACGCTCTCGTAAACGGGAGTATCTCCGTAGACGCGAAGCAGTTCGACGGCCTTAAGGTCCTCCTTGACGCGCAGGCGGCCCAGACAGTAGACCTGTCCGGTAACCCTCTGACGCTCGAGGCTATGGACGAGGCGATCGATAAGGTCGAAGGGAACGTCGATTTGATCTTAACCTCGAAGCGTACCGCGCGGGAGCTTAACGCTCTCCTGCAGTCAAACCAGCGCTTCGTTGATAAGGTCGAGGTCGAAGGCGGCTTCCGCCTCCGCTCCTACGACGACGCCCCGATCTATCGCTCGAACTTCGTCGCTATCAACGAGGGAACCGGGACGAACGAGTCTCGGATCTATTTCCTCGATTCGACGGAGGTCTTCGTCGGAGAGCTTACGCCTCTGACATTTATGGCCCTCGCGAAGGACTCCTCGCAATACGACAAGTTCCATATCTTCGAGGATATCGTTCTGGTCTTCAAGAACCCGAAGAAGGCCGCCCAGATTACGGGTATTACTCCGCCTACTCCGTAGTGCGGATATTCGGGAAGGCCCGAAGGGGGGCGCAAGCCCCCCGGAGGGATAACAAGATAACGGGAGGGTAGCGAGATGAGGAAGCTGATCGTTAGCTTAATCGCCTTGTTGATAGTCCTACCGTTCTCCGCTTTGGCCGAGGTCGTTACCTTCGACGTAAGCAAGGATCCGACGGCTTCGGATTCGGCCTGGGTTGGCGGAGATACTATCGAGGTGCGCGTCCCTTCTCGGACGAGCTCCGCGATAACGGTAGAGTTTACTAATTCGAATCTTCCGGCCGGAGCTATGCCTCTTCCCCCGACGATAGAAGATTCGTCTTATACGATTCACCTATACCTCGCCGAAGCGGGAACGAATACTCTCGCGGCCAATCACGGCACCGGCGGAGACTTCGCCTGTAATACTACGGCTGGCGTTGTCTCGACCGACGGAGTAGGCGGCCTCGGTTACGATCTTACGGCCGTCTCGAATACGTTCCTTACCCACGCCGACGACGCTAACTTTGACGTCGGGACGGGGACGTTTGCTCTCGGGTGCTGGTTTAAGCACGATACGATCTCTACGGCCGCCGACTACCTCTTCAATAAGCGGGACGGTAGCGGGAATACCCAGACCGGGTATGCGGCCTATATGGATAGCGACGGGACGCTCGGCTTCCGGATAAGCGACGACGGCGGCGTCTCGGCCGACGTAGCGGCGAGTACCGGGACGTATGACGATAACGCCTGGCACCACGCTTGGTTCGTCCGCGAATCTAGCAACGTCAAGATATACGTCGACGGATCGCTTGACGGATCGACCGCTATATCGAACGCTACCGGGACCTTGAGTACCTCGGCCGCTATCAATATCGGAGCGATAAAGGCCGCGACGAACGCTTGGGCCGGACAGCTCGATAGCGTCGAGATGATAAAGGCCGACTATCCTACGGCTCCGGACATAGAGACGCACTGGTTAAGGGCGAAGGAAGCTCTTAACCCGGCGAAGATCCGGAGTACCGATTCGGCGGTAACGATAAGTTCCGCTTCGGCAGCTACGCCGGAGCTATTTCTTATCGATATGTACGGCGATTTCCGAGGATATCTCCGCTTGAAGTCGAGCGCGAGCCAGACTTCCGATATCGAGTGCGAGATAAAGTAAGCAAACCGGGAGGGGGGGCGGACGTTCCGCCCCTCCGATCCGGGTATCAATCGGAGGAGGGTAGCGGAATGAAGAAGCTAATCGTAGGCGTAGCCCTCGCCGCCCTGATGTTGACGGTGGGCTATGCCGCTAGCGACTATATCCCGAGGAAGAATAACTCCTCGGCTACGTGGGGTACGAACGCCTCGGGCGAGGCGCGGGTTCTCCGCTTGACGGATCTTAACGAGCTCCTAGTAAGCGGGACTTTGAGCTTGAGCGGTCCGGTAACCGTCCTAATCGACGGCCAGCCGGTAACCGTTACGGGCGCCGAGCTTATCGCGATACAAGCCGCGCTTGAAGGGACAGGCGCGAGCTCGCAAGAGGTTCAGGGAACGGAGACGGACGGCGCCGCTCGAGTCGGAAAAATGATACCGGTCTCCGGCGAAACTTCCGGCGGTAATTCGGCAATTTTATTTATCGGAGACAACGGCGAGCTAGTCGTAGGAGATCTATCGACTCGTAATGTTGGATCTCTCGGGTACGCTTCTCTTATCGCAGCGCAAGAAGAAGGAACGACGGTCGTAAGTCCGATAAATCAGACGATTGATAATAGGCTTATAACGGTTACCGATCCGCGCTCCGGCCGCTGGCTAGTAAGCTCGGGTACTATAAACTCGGGCGGCGAGACTCAAGTTATCGCCGGGGAGGTCGGGAATACGATCCGCGTTATCGGATATACGATAACCGTAGACGCGGCCTCTGGCGAAGCTCACGGTTCGCTTCACTGGACAGCTACGGAAAGCGACGGGGAGACCGGGAATATCGTCGATCAATTCGACTCTTCGCCCGAGGGCGGAATCAAGGAACCGAATAACGAGCTAAGCCGACTCCGCGCGAGCACAACGAATGAGCAGCTTAATATCAACGTCGCGCTAACTGGTGGAGCTATCGTTAATTACTCTATCCGATACGTTAGGGAGTAAAGATGACGAAGGTAGACGCGGCAGTAGCCGGAGCGTTCTCGATAGCGGCCGTACTAGTTATAATGCTAGGCAATCCGCCGAGCGGCGTAGAGACTACCGCTACCGTTGTCGGCTTCGAGGACGCTGAGGTATCAGTCGAGGTTAATCCGGCTGGAGATAATCGGCTATTGATCGCGGTTATCGTTCGCTCGGATCCTATCGCCGAAATCTCCTCGGTAGATTTAGCCGGGAATAGCCTCTCGCCGATTGCGAAGGTATCTCTCGGAGGCGATGAAATCGTCGAGATTCTCGGAATACTCGCGCCGGAAGCGACGGCCGCGACGCTTACCGCTACTATGTCTACAGCCGTCGATGGCGAGCTCGCTCCGATCTATCTTACTAAAGTATCCCAAGCCGGACTCCCGACTGCTATCTGGAGCGCCGTCGGTCAGGACGTACCTTCTATTTCGGTTCCCGAGATTTCGGGCGACGCTACCCTCTGCCTCGTAATAGCCAAACCGGCGACTAGCTCGATCGGGACTCCGAGCGGCTTTACGAAGATCAAAGAAGAGATCGGATATACGGATACTCGGATCGGAGTTTTCCTCGACGACGACAACTATTCGGGCTCCGTCGATATCCCGGTTGACGGCCATTCGATCGTCGTAATGATAGGACTAGATAATGTATAAGCCAATGCGAATACTATTCGTTAGCGCGGCGCTTTTCGCGGCTACGGTTCCGGCGAAAGCAGCGATCGGTTACGATAATGCCTCTTCGACGGCGGCCGAGGCGACTAATATTAACTGGTCTCATACGACAGGAAGCGGCGATGACCGCGCCCTCTATGTTCAAGTCGGGATACAGAATCCTGTCGACGTCTCTCCGGTTACGGCGGTTACTTATAACGACGTCGCTATGACTTTTATCCGTCGCGATCGGGTTACCTTTCAGATCTTCGTCGAGACGTGGGGACTTGTTAATCCGGCGAGCGGATCGAATACCGTCTCGGTCAAAATGTCCGAGTCCGAGAAGATCGCAGCCGGAGCGATCTCCTTTACGGGCGTCCACCAGACGGACGCGTGGCCGACGGACGCCGGAAGGATAAACTCGAGCGGAGAAGCTGGCCCGGTAACAGTATCTATAACGACTCAGTATGACGACTCTTGGCTAGTTAGTCTCTGTCAACGGAATACGGCGAACGGACCGGCGACGGTAACGAGCGGCGATACTCAGCGCTGGTCGAATAATACTACCGGGAACCCGGACGCGAGTAATAGCTACGGGCAAGGCGCGACGCGCTCGGTCGGTACTGCCGGAAGCTATGACGTAGTATGGGATTGGGCTGGAAGCTATAAGAACGGCCAGCAGGTAGTAGAGATCCGAGAAGCTCCTGCGGCCGCAACCGCTACGGTTACTCCTACCGTAACTGAGACCGATACTCCTACGGCGACTCCTACGTGGACGCTAACCGATACTCAAACCGCTACTCGGACGTGGACCAAAACAGCAACTCGTACGAATACCGAGTTAATGGAGACGTGGACTCATACTCCGACGGCAACCGAGACGTGGACGAAGACTTCTACGAAGACCTATACCAAGACTAATACTAGAACCTCGACGACGACGATAACGCTTACAGCTACTCGGACGGCTACGAAGACAGATACGCGGACTTCTACGAAGACCGTTACGAAGACGGCTACCCCTACGGCTACTCCGACGGCAACGAAGACTAATACGAGGACGGAAACGAAGACGGCGACTCGGACCGCTACTCGAACTATTACTCTTATAGCTACATCAACCTCGACGCCGACGGCTACTCCAACGTGGACGCGGACGGCGACGGAGACGATAACGAAGACGGCAACGCGGACGAATACTCGAACTGCGACGGAGACGATAACCGTTACTGCGACGCCGAGCTCTACGCCTACGGCTACGCCTACTATTACCAAGACGGCTACCGAGACCGCGACGCCGACGATAACTACGACATATACCCCGACGTCTACTCCGACGATTACGCCGACGATAACCGCTACGGTTACTCCTTCCTCGACGCCGACGAATACTCCGAGGGCGGGGCGTATGGGACCGGATACTAATTATCTCTGGCGAGGCTATCAATAACGAGAGGAGGCGAGATGTCCGAAGGGAAAAAGAGTTACAGGCTCGAGGCCCCTAAGAACGTAAGGGGGACGAACTGGATCCTCCGCTTCTACGGCGAGATCGTCCCGGTCCGGAATAGGATCGCCGAGCCGAAGCAGGAGCGGAACTATAAGGATCTTCTCCGGCGCGGCTGGAAACCCGTAGGCGGCAAGAAGGAAGAGAAGAAGGCGGATCCTCCGAAAGCCGAGGAGCCGAAGACGGAAGAGCCTAAGAGCGAGGAGCCGAAGGCCGAGGCTCCGAAGCCCGAGGCCGAGAAGCCGTCGGAGGACAAGAAGGCCAAGAAGGGGAAGAAGGATAAGAAGAAAGGGTAAGTCGTGGGCAATTACGCGACGCTCGCAGAAGTAAAAGCGTTCTACGGGATAACGGACGCCTCTCAGGACGCGGCGATTAACGCGGCGCTCCCGAGAGTTACCGCGCTCTTCAACGCGGCGTGGGACCGGGATCTCCGGGAGACGGAATGGACCGAGCAACAGGACGGCCTCGGCTCGCCGTTCCTCTTCCTCGATCAGAAGCCGATCGTCTCGATAACGAGTATCGAAGAAGACGGCGACGCGGTTACCGCGAGCTCCTACGTTATCTATCGTAAAGAGGGCTACGTCAAGCTAACGAGCTCGATCGAAGAGGCGCGGGGCTTTACCGCCGTCTTCCCGAGAGGAGATCTCAATCTCGAGATCGTCTATAAGGCTGGCTATCTCCTCGAAGGATCGCCGACGGGGAATCAGATCTTACTCCCGGAGGATATCAAGCAGGCCGCGATACAGATGGTCGGCTGGATTATCAAGAACCCGGATATAACGAACTATATCTCCGAGCGGATCGGGAATTATACCTATCGGAAGGGAACGAGCGACGGCGCGAAGAAGACGGCGCAGAGCTATATCCCCGCCGAGATATGGGCGATAATCTTTCGGTACGAGCGCCTCGACTTCGAGACTACGCGGAGAAATATATGAGCGTTACGAGCTTAATGAATCAATCGCTAACGATAACGCCTCGAGGCGGGATCGACGGCTTCGGCGAGAACGAAGACGGGACGCCCTTTATCGTCAAGGCCCGGGTAGAGCCCGAGGTCGAGAACGTAATCGACTCGGTCGGCCAGACTCGGATTACTAACTTCCGGATCTTTATCGAGCCGACGGTAACGATTACTCCGCAGGACAAGGTAACGTGGGACGGGACGACTTATCTAGTCCTCAAGGTCGAGTCTATGTATAAGGGCTCCGGCGAGCTCTCGCACAAAGAGGTAATGGTCTAATGGCCCGTCCGCTCTTCAAGGTAAATATGGTAGTAGATGGAATCGAGGATCTCCTCGCTGAGTTCGATAAACTAGCGCGGTCAATTCAGCGCGAGGCGCTCGAGGCTATGGACGAATGGACCCGGCTAACCTTCAACCTCTCGCAGGAGCGGGTTCCTGTAAAGAGCGGCGCGCTCCGAGCTTCGGGCGAACAGATCAAGGCTCGATTTATTCGAGGCCGTAGGGGTATAGAGAGCGCGATCGTCTATAAGCAGAAGTACGCGCTCGAGCAACACGAGGTTCCCTATACTCACCAGCACGGCCAATGGAAATATCTATCGAGCGCTATCGAAGAGCGGAGGGGGGATCTTACTACCGATCTCGCGAACGCGATAGGAGTAGTAATCTAATGGCCGATACCTTTATGGAAGAACTCGGTAAGTATCTCGACGCGCAGGGCGTCGGGACTTACTCTCTAGATAGCGATACCGGCTGGGGGATCTACGTTATCAATCAGCCGAGCGGGATCGAGAAGATCGTTCTTATTACGCCGACGCCGGGTACGTCGGATCCGGATATCCCGACGACGTCGCGGAACTTTCAGATCTTAACTATCGCGCGAAAAACGAAGCTCGCGCTCGATAAAGCGAAAGAGATCTACGATCTCCTCGCTCGCCAGACGGACGTCGATCTAGCGACGATAAAGGTCTTTAGCTTTACGGCGGTTAGCGATCCCTTCTATCTAGGGAGGGACGACGACAAGAGGGCGAGGATCGCCTCGAACTATACCGCCTTCGCTAGAGGGAGCCACGTATAATCGAGGAGGAAGGTATGGCAAAGAAGAAGGCGGCGAAGAAGACGGCCGAGAAGGCCAAGCCTAGCAAGGCTCGGAAGGAGCTTATTCCGATCGTTGCTCTCGGGGGCCTTAACGCTCCGATAATCGGTAGCGCGACGGAAGCCGAGGTAACCGAGGAAGAGTTCGCTCGGCTACGGCAGATCAAAGTCAACGGCAAACATTATGTAGAGAGGAGGTAAGGATCAATGGGCGTAACGCAAAACGGGACTCTAAACGAACTACTGGCGGGACCGGCGCAGATTACCTATAAGGGTGTCTCGCTCGGCTTTACGCAGGACGGCGCGACTCCGTCGATCGAAAGCGCAGACGAGGACGTCCGCGTAGACGAAATGGGGAATACCCCCGTCGACGCCCTGCACACGGCGGACAACGTAACCGTTACGGTCCGTCTCTCCCAGTGGTCTATCTCTCTCCTTAAGACGCTGCTTCCGGCCGGGACTTATATTCAGGACGGCGCGAAGGAGAAGATAGCAATCGGCAAGGCGACAGGCTTCCGCTTGAGCTCGGTCGCCGGTCTCTTGACTCTCCACCCGATCCGGAACGACGCTTCGGACGTAAGCCAGGACTTTACCGTCTACAAGGCCTACGTTTCCGAGCCGATCGAGTGGACCGAGACCTTCGATAATATCAATAGCTACGAGGTTACCTTCCGGGGCCTCGCGGATATGGGCCGGGCCGACGGAGACCGCGTAGCCGCTATCGGCGATATTACTGCCGGCGCGGATACGACTCCGCCGAGCGTCGCTTCGGTAAGCCCTCTCGACGGCGCTACCGGCGTAACGGTTAGCGATAACGTCGAGATAACTCTCGTTGATGACGATCTCGACGAGAACACGATGAACGCGACGACCGTAATGCTTATCGACGACTCGAACGATACGCAGGTCGTAGCCGCGCTCTCTTGGGATAGCGGGACGAAGAAGATAACCCTTAACCCGAATAGCGACTTGACGGCTTCGACGAAGTACCGTCTCGTAGTCAACGGGTTAAAGGACGTCAACGGCAACCAGATGACGACCGCCTTCTCGTCTGACTTTACGACCGCTTAATCGATACGATCTATAAAACTGATAGGAGATCGGGAATATGGCTGAGAGATCAAAAGACGAATCGAATCTATCGTTACCGTCTAGCGTCAAGTTTATCGTCGCTGGGCGAAACGCGATCGCGAAGCGCGTCCCTCTCGGGAAGAGGCTCGAGTTACTTAAGTTCTACTCGAAGATGTTCGCGCAAGTAGCGAGCGGGGTTAAGGTTCTAGACGGAAAGGACCAGCCGCTTATCCCGTGGGGGGATCTCTTCGCCAGACTTCCCGGTCTCCTTGAGGTTTTGGGGAAGGAGTATTTCGATATTATCCGCTGCTGTACGGATATCGATCCGCAGTGGGCCGAGGATAATCTCGAGCTCGAGGACCTCTGGCTAATAATCCAGAAGGTCGCGGAGGCTAACAAGATAGAGGAAGCCTTCAACGCCGCGAAGGAAGAGGTAGACCCGAAAAAAAAAGAGGCGCCCGGGACCCCCTCTGGCTCCAAAGGCTAATCGGATTTCTAGCCTATCGCTGCGGCTGGAACAAGCAGGACGTTCTCGATCTATTCGTCGAGGAGATCGAGCCGATCACCAACGAGATCAAGCTCCAGATAGAACTCGACGAGCTCGCTATCGAGAGGGCCGTTTACGAACTCGGGAATCTATTCTTCGATCAGAAGGCTAGTGGTAGAAGGAAGATGCAGAAGGCTCTTAAGAAGAAGATCGCAGATATCAATCGTAAGATGAGGACCTCCCGGAGGACGTCGTGGCTGATAGGGACGTAGGATCTATAATCGCGCGTATTCGAGCGGACGCCTCGCAGATGATGGCGACATTCGCTAGCGCGAAGGCCCAGACGCGGGGGTTCGGGAACGCGATCGGTACTATCGGCGCCGGGTTTACTAAAGCGGCCGCCCTTACTACTGGCTTCGGCGTCGCGGTAGGCGGGATCGTAAAGGTTACCGGCGACTTCCAGCAGACTATGGCGAACGTCGGCGCCGTTACCGGGGCCGTCGGGCAGGATATGGACGAGCTCTCGACGATCGCCGTCGAAATGGGTAAGTCTACTATCTTCTCCGCGTCCGAAGCGGGACAGGCGATGTTTAACCTCGGCTCGGCCGGGATCAAAGCGGCCGACGACTTCCGGAATATCCTCAAGCCCTCCTTGGATCTCGCGGCCGCCGCTCAAGCGGATATCGGCTTCGTTACCGAGACTGTTATCGGTAATATCCGAGCCTTCGGTCTCGAGACAACCGACGCGGGTAGAGTAGCGAATATCTTCTCGGCCGCGAACGAGAATAGCGCTCTTACCGCCGAGCGCCTCGCGAACGCCTTGAGGCCCGTCGCTCCCCTTGCCGGATCTATCGGCGTAGAGCTCGAGGATACCTCCGCCGCACTAGGCGTCCTAGTAAACCGGAACTTCCAAGCCGAGGAAGCGGGTACGGCTCTTCGGAATATCTTCCTTCGTTTAGCGAAGCCCGTCGGCGACGCGAAAGTAATCCTCGACGAAGCAGGCTTTTCCGCCGAGCGACTAGGCGAGCTTACGAAGGATCCGGTAGAGCTTGTCCGTCAGCTCGGCGAAGCTAACTTTACTACCGCCGAGGCCGTAACGATATTCGGCGCTCGAGCCGTCGGCGCTTTCCGCGCTCTCGAGGGCGGCGTAGATGATATGGAAGATCTCCGGGACGCTATTACCGGAACGGATAGCGCCTCGAGGATCGCGACGCGGCAGCTCGATACCTTTAATTCTCAAGTCAAGCTAATGAAGTCCGCGCTCGAGGCTCTCGTTATAACGATCGGGACTAGACTCCTCCCGGTATTCCGCCGCTGGGTAGAACGCGCGACGGAGATGATCGGAACGGCGATCGACTTCGTCGAAGCGAACGGCGAGCTCGTAAAGGAGCTAATCCTCGGCGCCGGGAAGTTCCTCGTTATTACGACGGCGGCGCTCGGCTTCTTAAACGTCCTCGCTAAGATCCTTGTCGTCGGACCGAAGATCGTCGCAGCGGTTAAGGTAATTACGCTCGGTATGCCCTGGGCGGCCCTAGCGGCCGCGATCGGCTTCGTTATCGTAAAGATAATCGATATGAGGATTAAGGTACTCGAGGCCAAGAGCGCTATGGCCGGACTTCTCGCGACGAATAAGAAGCTAGCCGAGAACTTCGGGAAGACCGCCGACGCTCTAAAGAAGGTAAACGGAGATTTCGATAAGGCGAACGAGATTATCGCCGAGCGGGGGATCAAGCTCCCGTTTGTTATCCAGAGCGAGGAAGATCTCGCTAGAGCGATTAAGATCGTCGAGGGGGCGCAGCGCTCGAGGATAGAGGCGGACGAAGCCTTGACTACGCAGGAGGTCCAGAGTAGCCAAGAGCGAGCGGAGGCCGCGAGGATAGAGGAGCAGGAGAAGCTAAACGCCGAGCTCGAGCGACTCGGTCTATCTACCGAAGCGAATATAGAGCATACGCAGACGCTTACCGATCTGGACGATTTGAGGAAGGCTAACGCGATCGACGCCTTTCTCGGGATGAGCGACGCGGGCACGGAGCTATTTAGCGCTCTTATCAAGGGAGAGCAGAGCGCCGAGGCGTCCTTCAATGCGTTTATTAAGAGTATTCGCGATACCTTTATCCGCTCTATCTCCGCGATGATAGCGAAGGCCGTAGTATTCTTCGCGGTTATTAAGCCCCTCGGCGGCCTCTTCGGTCTCGGCGGCCTATCCTTCCGAGGCTTTATGGGCTTTAGCGAGGGGGGTATTATCCCGGCGCAGGGTGGCCTAATCCCGAGAGGCGAAGATACGCTAGTCGCGGCTCAAGCTGGCGAGGCAATTCTTACGCGCGACGCCGTTCGTAATCTAGGCGGCCCCTCCGGGATTCAACAGATCAACGAGACCGACGGCCGAGCGGGAGCAGGCGGCGAGGGCGGCGATACCTTTATCTTCGACGTCCGCTCGCTTACCGGCCGCCCGACTCAGGACGACGTAGACTTTATCAAAGAGGCTGTTCAGGACGCGAAGCGACAGTCGCCGGGAGGGATCTAATGGAGAGCCAGCTCGCCCTAGTAAAGGGAAAGGCTTTCAACCCGCGATTAGTCGGAGGCGGCGACTCGATCGAGTTTACCTATGACTTTACAAGCGCCCGAGGAGCCGATCGCCCTATTGAAAATATCCGGGAGTTCCAGACTATCGGCGGTTCTAGGAAGAAGCAGGCCGAGACCGACAAATATCGGATTACGCTATCGTGGTATGAACCGAACGACAACGTACCGGAGCGGATCTACGCGGCGAGAGATTATAATAGCGATCGCGCTCAGACGTTTACCTATATTCATAGCGATAAGATAATCGGCCGAGCGCTCGCCGGTAGCGGCGAGGGGAGTAGCCTTACGGTCTATATCGCTAACTTCCGGGCTAGGCGAGCCGGGAGAAACGAGTTCGGGCAGGACTCCTACTTCTGCGAGCTTACGATACAGGAGATCTAAAGTGAAGAGCGCTGGCGCGGTAGAGGAAAAATACTTCCAGCTCCTCCGGGGCGGGCCGCTCGAGCCGGTCGCGCGCGTTAAGTACGTTGATGACGCTAGCGTAGATCAGACGATCGGCGAGGAAGTCCAGAGCCTCTCGATTAGGATAGACCGCGACGACGAACGCGAGACCGACTTCCTACTTATCCCGCCAGCTTCTACGCTAAGGCTCGAGTTCGCTAACGTCAATAAGCAATTCGTAAACGGCTTCGGCGGCGCTTACGACGGCGTAATTACGCGCGGCCGACGATTCAAGCCCGAGCTAGGACACAAGATAGAAGGCGTCGATTACTTCTTCGAGCAGGGACTATATATCTCGGACGATCCGAGCTTTAACGTATCGCCGAGCGCCAACGTAACGGTAAGCGCCCGGGACTTCTTCGGAATCCTAGTAGATAGTACCGTCTCGATCGATAGTATCTCGAGTATCAAGGCCGAGGATTATATTATCGAGATCCTCCAGCGCGTCGGCCTAAAGGCTAGCGACTACAATATCCCGCTTACAGCGACGACGCTACTCAATACGCCGGTCGTCGAGAATGAGAACGCGGCCGAGTTACTCTCGGAGGTAATGGAATACCTCCAACTCGAAGACAACTATCGGCTTAATATCAAGGCGCAGAAGATAACTCTCGAAATACCGAGTACCGACGTCTTGGCGGCCGACTACGTCTTCCATTGGGTAATGCATATTACCGAGCCTTACTCGCGGAAAGACGATACGCTTAAGTTACTACGGCGCCTTACGGTTACCAAGGCGAAGCCGACAGTTCAGGCCGGGAAAGTTCAGGGGACGCAGAGCGGCAAGACCGAGGCGGACCTTCCCTTCGTACATAACTTTACGAACGGTCCGGCGATCCGCGTCTCTTGGAGGCAGGGCGATAGCGATACTCTAGAGATCGTCGAGACCGCGAGAACGACGAGCTCGATTACGCTAGATCGCCGCAACCCGACGGATACCGGGAGCTGGAGTCTCGAAGTTTGGGGCGATAAGGTAACCTCGGGGACCGTCGGCGAAACGGCTAGCGGCGAGAATATCCGGCTTAATCGCGGCAAGACCCGGGAGATCGTTAATCGCTTCGTGCAGAACTCAACCGAGGCGCGCGATCTAGCCGACGCGCTAGCGGTAACCCTATTCTCCGAGCGCGTACGCGCTACTTTCAAGGCCGCGCACGGATGGCTCTTAGGAGAGATTAACGATCTCGTTCGGCTCGTAGAGAAATACTCGAACGACAAGCGCTTATATCATCAGGTCCAGCTTACTCACGACTATACGACCGCGCCGACTAAGCTCGATACTAAAATCGTCGCCGAGTTCGCTGGCCTAACCGAGGCAATCCAGAAATACGATCTCGGTTTCAAATATGATATAGGCCGGATCTACGACGAGCGCTACGACGTCGGCGAGCAGAGTCAAGAGGATACATCATTTAGGGGAGCCGTTATTAGTACGCCGTAAAGGAGGAAAGCTATGTCGCAACGATTCGAGGGAGCGCAACAGCTCAACGAGATAATATTTCAGGACTTTATCGATAGCTTCCCGCACCGGGATAACTACGATCTAATCGGTCAGGTAGTCGCGTCTCACGCGACGGATATCGAGGCGCTCCAGAACGCGGGGACGCCTCCGGGGAGTTCGAGCGCCGAGGTTATTGCCGCGAGGCATCAGGCGGCGGATCTTAGCGATAGGCTTCAGGATAGTCAGACCGAAAAGGACTGGGGCGTCTCGGCTGGCGTTCTAAACGAAATGGAAGTCCAAGCTCAAGGTACGCCCGACGATACCGTTAAGGTCGAGACCGGTCAGGGAATGGCGCTCGGCCGAATCTTTAGGAAGGCGGTAACGCAGACGGTAGATCCGGCCGACTTCTCCGGCGGCGAGACGAATCCGAGGATCGACGTTATATACGTCGGCTCGACAGGCACCGTAGGAGCGACGACCGGCCTCCCCGCCGCTACCCCGCTACCCGAGAAGATACCGAACGGAACGATCGAGCTCGCGCGGTTATACCTAGTCCCGAGCGGGGGAGCTCCTAACGTCCCGCTTCCGATCAAGGACTTCAACGACGGGACCAATAGCTTTATTATACTCAAGCTCGATCGCTTCCTCCAGCGGATTCGCGGCGAGCATACGCGAATGATCCGCGTCAATCAGATACGTAACGGCTCCTTCGGGACGCTAGATAGCGCCGGGGCGATCTGGAACTGGTCCGGGACGAACGCGACTATCGCGCAGGACGCCGACGCGCTCTTCCCGAATAAGTCGATGAAGATAACTAACGACGGGGCGAATAGCGTACATTACGCTAGTCAGCAGCTTACGACAATAGACTACCTCAAGGGGAACTGGATTACCGTCTCCCTGTGGATCAAACTTAGCTCTCCGACGTCGGGCGATATCTCCTGCGCGGTAAAGATAAAGCAGACGGGCGACGTGCCCGAGGGCGATATTACCGTTACCGCGCGAATCAATAGCGAGATGTGGCAGCGCGTAGTCGTCCAGGCCTTTATCGATAACGATACGACGCAGGTAGACGTCGAGGTATATCCCGACGGTACGGCGGTTCAGGTTTCGACGACGGCCGTCCTAATTGACGGAGTTATGGCGACGCGCGGCCTAGAGGTAGTCGGCTTCCAGTTCCCCGAGCCAGTAGTCTACGAGCCGGACGGCTCGGTAAGGATTACGGACCTTACCCTCTACAACGATCTCCTAGTAAACGGAGACCTAGACGTAGACGGAGACCTAGACGTGGACGGTATCGCCCGGATAGGCGGAACGCTTACCCTAGACAAGGGCTTCAACGGGGTAGGCGCGAGCTTCAAGAACCTGTTATTCTTCAGATCATAGGAGGAGGCCATGGCTTGGGATACATTCGCGCCGGTAGGGGTAGACGGGAGCTTTAGCTCCCTAGACGACGATCAAGTAACCGTCTATACGGCACCGGCTAGTACGCGGGCTATTATCAAGCAGATGCAGGTGCGGGTTTCTCTTGCGAGTGCCGCCCCCGAGATAGACCTACTCGTAGCGGGGCGCTACTTGTATAACGACAACCCTACTAGCGGGGATATATATAACTTCTGCTCGGCAAATACGGTAAACGCTATTAATATC